GATTGAAGTGCTCATCTCTGATTCTCTCGTCGATATCTTTGGCGAGAGCGTCTTTGGCGGACCTCCAGAGGGAATCTTCGCGCTCGGTGCCTCGAAGCCGTTCAAGATCCCTGAAGCGAACTACGCCTCGATACAGAGGATCCAGGTCCCGCTGTATGCGACATTCTCCAACAAGAGCTCTTACACCGCAGACCAGCTGAAGTCCAGGATTGCGGCTATTGCTGGAAATCCCGACCTGGCGCAGTCCGATCGCATGATCTCCGATGTCAAGAAGTACTTGACCGCGGCATCAGCAGGCTTTCCCCAGCGTGGCTACAGGACCTTCTTCAGCCCACAGGAGGCCACTGATCTGCTCGCAATGCTTGAGCAAATCATCGCAGGTAATGTACAGTTGGCTGACCGGTTCTATACTCTCGTAAGAAGAAGAGTCAACGATAAGAAAAGCTGGGTCTCCACGGGGGCATAATGAACAGCGAAGAGATTCTTGTCCGGTCCAAGTACCTCGAAATGGGCATGGCCATCAACATGGAGCCACAGCCCGGCAACAAGAGGCCAATCGATCAGCAGCTTTCCTCTCTGACTCGCGAGGAAGCCCGACGCGCAAAGCGCAAGTTTCGCAAGCAGTGGCGAAAGTGCATGCGTGACTACCACGACCAGAGCCTCGCCAGCAACGTGTTCGGAGCGTGGAACGCCAAGAAGGTTCCCGATGCCTGCAAGATCAAGCGCAGGATCGAGGTCCACCAGCTTGTTGTCGTCTCTGCAAACTCTCCGGAGCACAAGTGAGCGTGCTGAAGTTCCGCAAGCCTCCTCCCGGTCCCAGCGCGGGGCCAGCGGAGGTCTTCTACATCAAAGATGAAATCAACAAGTTGGAAGACATGAAGCTCCAGAACCAGATCGACACCATGCGTCAATACCTGCGCACTCTCATGGACGGGGATGATCTAGAACCGATGTGGCCCGTATACGACGAGGCCCAGCTTCCTGCGATTGAGTACGCCTACGATGGCTACACCCAGACCTCGCACATGGTGGTCACTTACGTCGATGGCCTCGTGGTCGCATGACTGAGCAGTACGATTTCTATCACAAGATGCCGAAGGACCAGGCAGTCTCAAGCGTCATTGAGAAGATGCTTGACTTCTACGATAACGCGTTCGATGTCGCGTTCGAAGACGGTGGCATTGCAATATACGCCGAGTGCGAAGACCCAAACGATGGGAAGAGCACAGGCATCAGGGAGAAGATTGGCTCCGGAATCGGAGGCTGGTACTTTGTCATCGTCAAAGTGGGCGATGGATACGTGAAGCAATTCAGGAAGAGGGACTAGTCGGTTCTAGACCTCGTTGTAACTCAAACAGGAAATAACTTGCGCGATCTGATAATCTGTGACTTTTGCGGCTGCGACTTCTTCTCAAACAACATCTACAGGAAAGTTGAAGATGTCGGCTACGTCTGCTTCCCATGCATCCAAGAGGAGGAGAGGTTCCAAGACCTGTACCTCGAGATCATGGGCAAAAATGTGAAAAAGGCAGAAGCAAAAGATTGAACTCAGCGCGAGACTGATTATATTGCGACTGACAGCAATGGAGTCACAATGACTGAAGATTCGAAGTGGTTCAAGGACGTGACTGAGGGTGTTCACTACCGGGTCACAAAGTTTAAGCACTCCACTGGCCGAATCATGGAAGAGTGGGTCTGCTCCAGTGGAGATCGCTGGTACCTGGACCCGGGCTTGAGCCGTGCGACCTTCCTGCACGACCACGACATCCGCCCGTGCGATCCGGTCCCTGGACTGCTCAGCAAATAGTTTCAACGCAGTTGAACATCAGCGCAGGGCAGATATAGTAGAGACATGGGGCTGGAGACGGCCACTTTGATAAACCAAGTCCTCGTAGCTCAGCTGGATAGAGCAATCGCTTCCTAAGCGATAGGTCACCTGTTCGAACCAGGTCGAGGACGCCATCTTGAATATGGACAGCGGGTGTACAGTATGCATCGACGGGGACGCCGATGAGAGCACAGCTGAACCGGGACTGATGACGCTGTACGGGCTCCGGGTCTCCATGTTCTTTCAATGCTTCGCTGGCCCATTGGTTGGGCAGTAGCCTTCCAAGCTACCTAAACCGGTTCGATTCCGGTGCGAAGCTCCACTTCACAAGTAAGCAATGGACTGTATAGTTAAACATGGGAGTTGCTCTAATGTTTAGCTGTCCTGTATGTCAAAAAGAATTTGAGACCGGCCCAAGGCTCGGTGGCCATGTTGGATCACACAACAGGAAATCGAGAACATCGACTAAGAAGTCGATGGTTGGGACACTTAGAAAGTGCAAGTTCTGTGACAAAGAGTTCGCATCCAAGAGCATCGGCGCCCACGTGATTGGGTGCAAGATGAATCCGAATTTTGACACCTATCGTGAAAGCAGATCAAAAGCTGCCAAGAATCGAAGGTACTCTCAAGAACATCGTGAAAAGATGTCTGAGACAGTCATGAAGAAAGTTCAAGATGGAACTTGGCACCTCTCGTTCTCAAAGTCAAGGACACATGAGTACAAGGGAGTGAAGTTTCATGGTCTCTGGGAAGTCAAGTTTGCGATGAACCTCGATGACAAGAACGTCGAGTGGCGTCGTCCAACCGAGAAATTCCAGTACACTTTCGAAGGAAAGACCCGAAACTACACTCCAGACTTCTGGATCCCAGAACTGGAGTCCTATGTTGAGATCAAGGGATATACCACTCCCAAGGACGAAGCAAAGTGGAGTCAATTTCCTCTGAAGTTGGTCGTCCTAAAGGGCGAAGACCTTGTACAACTAGGGATTCTAGAGGATAATCAAATCAAGAAACTGGCCAGGTAATTCAGTGGTAGAATGCCGGACTGTTAATCCGTTAGTCGCTGGTTCGATCCCAGCCCTGGCCGCCATCTCAAAGACAGGACACATGATTACTCGCAACGAAGACAACATCCGAGAACTCATCGATGAAAACACCCATGTGATGGTGCAGTTTGGCGCTTCCTGGTGCATGCCTTGCAAGCAGTTGAAGCCCAAGGTGGAGAAGATCTCCCTTGAGAGTCCTGACGTTGTCTTCGCCTATCTCGACGTCGAGGAGTCACAGCGATACTCCACGGAGTCCGAGGTGCTTTCGGTTCCGACAGTGATCGGCTTTCACAACAGCATCGAGATCGGTCGCACGGTCGGTAATAACGAGAGCGCCGTGAAAGAACTCCTCGAGAAGTTGCGGAGCCTTTGAACACCTTCGGTTGTTGATTACAGTCTGATTGTTGGAAACAACCCATAAGAGAATGACCGGTTAGCTCAATTGGATAGAGCAAGAGGTTTCTACCCTCTTGGTTGGGAGTTCGAGTCTCTCACCGGTCGCCACTTTGAAAATTTCGGGGATGGGTGAGCTGGTTGACCACATGGAGCTTATATCTCTACATTGCAGAGTTCAATTCTCTGATCCCCGACCACTTAGCGGCTGAAGCTTGACGAATATAAGTCCTTCGACAATGACTCCTGGGAAATCCTTGGGGCTGTAATTCAGGAGTCAGAAGGCCATTCTTATAAAGTGGAAGTCCCGGGTGCAAATCCCGGCAGCCCTACGGTTATAGCACCCGGCTTGGTAATACTTAGAGTTGGGAGCGAAAATGAAAGTAGAAGAAGTTTCAAGCCTTCAAGAAAACGGAAAGTACGCTTGCAACGCTTGCGGTAAAGAGTACACTCGAAACGGAATCTCAACTCATTACTGGTTGAGACACGGACAAGGTGGAACTCATCTTGAAAAGATTCAAAGACAACTGCACGAGATGCATGAATCCAAGAAGGGAAAGCCGTCTTGGAATGCAGGGCTGAATGCTTTGACAGATGAAAGAGTCGCAAGGTCGAGAGAAACTCTTATGAAGAGAGTGGAGTCAGGCGAATTCATGAAGGATAGGATTGGAGTTCCTCTCAAGAATTCGACCAAAGAGAAGCTCTCTGAGGCTCGATCAAGATTCCTAAACGAAAGAGGGAATGGCGGTTTCAAGGATGTCAAGTGGTTCAAGGCCACTGACTCTTTTGGAAACGAATGCTCACTCAGGGGTTCGTGGGAACGCGATGTTGCCGATTGGTTGAATCAGCAAGGGATCATGTGGACAAGAAAACACTATGTCAAGTACCTTGATGACAGTGTCAACAGGACATACTCGCCTGACTTCTTCATCCCATCAGACAACACTATAATCGAGGTCAAGGGTCACTACTCCGACAAGGACAAGCGAAAGATGAAGCTCGTCCAGGATCAACATCCTGAGCTCACAGTGAAGATAATAATGAAGAAAGAATTTGAACAACTTCAGAACTTGACTTACAATCAACTGTAATGGAAACCTTCCAATGATCGTAAGGACTGATTTGACTGTCTGGGTTACCTGAATCAACAGGACACTTGAGATCCTCACAATCAAATCCGATCTGACAGTCCGGAAAGACGGACAAATCTTCTCGCCATAGCTCAACTGGATAGAGCGCAAGCCTTCTAAGCTTGATGTTGTTGGTTCGATTCCAACTGGCGAGGCCACTTCATCAACCGCGCAATTTGCGCATCTCAACAAAGGAAAGTCCATGCGTAATATCCTCTTTGCCCTTCCTCTACTCACCCTCCTTGCTTGCAGTGACGATGACAAGGGTGACGATAAGGCTGACTGCCTCGCTGACACCGCAACGGATTCTGGTACTACTGATCCGGTCGACACCTCTGATACGAGTGGCAGTGACACGGCAGACACCTCCATTCCTGTCGATACTGGCGATACCTCGGCTCCCCCCGACACTGGTTCTTCTGACACCGGGACGGACACAGGGACCGGTGGTGACACGAGCTCCACTGACACTGGGGCCACTGACACTGGTTCGGGCGGCACCGATACTTCGGCAGGCTGATTGATTGGGAGAGCTGCTAGGGCGGTGGTCTAGCAACGGGCTGTAAACCCGTTCCCTCAGGGTAAACACTGTCGGTTCGAATCCGACCTCTCCCACCACAGGCTCGTAGCTCAGCTGGTTAGAGCGCCTCTCTGATACGGAGGAGGTCGTCGGTTCGATTCCGACCGAGCCTACCATTCAGGCTAGCCCAGGCCTTCGAGCCCACCAAGTCGGCAATGGGCAAGAGAACTGAAGCTCTGCTGGAGGAAGTCCAGATCCGCTGGTGCCCTCGGAGAAGTATGGGCCGCGGTTCGCAGGTCGCCGTGAAAGAATGATCTGAAAAGCCCGATTCGCAGCTGATCACTGGGAACACGTGTAAGGGGCTAGCCGGGAGGATCACGTTGGACCTGGCATCTGGCACTATAGCTCAGTCGGTAGAGCAAGCGTTTCATACACGCTCGGTCACTTGTTCGAATCAAGTTAGTGCCACCATTTGCCCCCATGTCCCGAGTTTGGCCGAAGGGAACGGACTCTTAATCCGGCGTGTAAAAACCATCGATGGTTCAAATCCATCTGGGGGCACCACTCTTCACTGGAGGAACTTCATGGAAACCGTCAAGAATTTCGCAGCGAACCAGCTCAACGAGTTCACCAAGAGCCCAGCCGACAAGACCCTGAACTTTGCGATCAATGCCGTCGGCTATGCGGTCGTCATCTGGTTCGCATCGGGGCTCCTCAACTTTGCCGCGCGGATCCTCATCAGCTCCTACGCCATTGTGACGAGCGCATTCTGATGACGCCTGCTGAGACGCTACAGAAGTTCAAGGAATCGAAGTTCCTCGTCGCATCCCGTTCCAATGGCTACATCTGCCCGGGATCAATGCGATTGGCAAGCTTCGAGGAGGCCATCGGTTTCGGTAATGTTGGGACCTGGTCGTCATCGGGACTGTGGTTCCGCTCGGGAATCTACCTCATGGAGGGGGACGGCTTCACCAACGCCCACCGCCAGATTCGCAAGCTCTTCAAGGAGGGGCTCCTCGAGATTGTGGACAGCGAAGAAAAGAACTACCACGGTTATCCCTACAAGGTGCTTCGGATCAAAGGCGGCGATCACTAAGATTTCACAGGCGATGTAAACGAGAGAGGCGATAGATATAATCTCAACATCGAGGAAACAGGAACTGTTCACGGAAACACGGACACGATGTGGACCAGCTGCCGAGGCTGTTGATTCGGACGCTGCCAACTAGCGTAAAGTTGTGGTTCACCGGTCGGAATCATGAGCGACCGGGTCTCGTACAGAGGAGGCTACAAAACTCTGGTAGCACGCTGGCTCTGCTAGGTCGTCCTACTTAAACCAGCACTTTGTCGAATAGCTCAGCGGCAGAGCGGCACCCTTACAAGGTGCGGGTCGTCGGTTCGATCCCGACTTCGACAACCAAATTCGGGGATTAGCTCAGCCTGGTAGAGCGCTTGCCTTGGGCGCAAGAGGCCGTCGGTTCGAATCCGGCACCCCCGACCACATAATGCGCGGATGGTGGAATGGTAGACACACCAGGCTTAGAACCTGGCGCTCTAAAAAGCTTAAGGGTTCAAGTCCCTTTCTGCGCACCAATTGCCCCGGTAGACCAGCGGCAGAGTCAAGGAACTTAAAATTCCTGTAGGGTGGGTTCGAATCCCGCCCGGGGCACCAAATTCTAATATCAATTTTGCCTCCATGTCCCGAGTTGGCCGATGGGAGCGGACTTTTAATCCGACGCGGTAACACGCCATCGCAGGTTCGAATCCTGCTGGAGGCACCATTTCATAAACAAAACACCAAGTTGCTGGGGTGTCGTTCAATGGTAGGACAGCGGGCTTTGACCCCGCGAATTAAGGTTCGAATCCTTGCACCCCAACCACATCAGATCCCATCGTCTATCGGTTAGGACTCGAGACTTTCAATCTCGTAAGCTGGGTTCAACTCCCAGTGGGATCACCAACTCGGCCCTCTGCATTATATTTAAGATGCAGAGGGCCTTTGTGTACCATGAGAATGACTGAGACGAGACTTAGACACCTCATTCGCGAGAATCTCATATCTGAGGGCCTCCTGAAGCCGCCACCAAAGATGCTGGCAGACATCACCGACTACCTCCAGGGTCGAGCTGCTGGTTGGCTAGCAGATCCTAACAAACAGAAAAACTTTAGACCCGATGACATCTTTGTCGACCCAGGGGTGATGAAGTTGGCGGCTGGAGATTCGGTGCCCATGCACCCGAAAGCGTGGACAGTCATGAGCGGTGAGATGGTCAATTGGCCAGTGGACCTCACTGGATTTCCGTACCCAGTGAAGGAAGCCCCAAAAAGCATCCTCCTGTACCTGAACTACAAAGACCCAGTCCCGAACGTGGGTGGATCTTACGATCCCGGTCTCTCTGTTCAGATCAGGGACGAGAAGCTGTTCAAGTCGACGGAGGGCTATGACAAGCTGATGTGGCACATTGAAGCTGTCGTTGCACACGAGCTTGAGCACTTTGTCCAAGATCTCCTGAAGGGAGTATCAGGTGGACTGCCGAGCAGGAAGATAAGGGACGAGCGTTTTGACAAGTACGGCTATCCTGAGAAGGGGTCCGGCGTCCCAAGGGAAGAGCTCGGCTACGACGGCAGAAAGAAGTACTTCCTTCAGGACACAGAGTTCTATCCGTGGATCCGCTCTGAGGTCATGGCATTCGAGAGATTTGCGCGTGGTCTGGGAGAAGAAGAGAGGGAGAGGGTAAGACGCTCCTGGGTGGATCCCAAAGATCCGGAAATCCTTCAAGCAAAGGCAGACATCCTCGGTGAGGATGAGTCCAAGTTCTTCTCCGCCCTGAAGGACAAGGAGCCACTGAAGTGGCAGAAGGCAGTGAAAGAGTTCTGGAAGTCGACACAATGAAAATTACAGAATCACAGCTACGCAGTCTCATCCGTGAGACCCTCCTCACTGAGGCTGCAATGACACCGGCTTACGCCAGTGAGCTTGGCATCAGGTTCCAGATTCGCAAGTTCCCTGACAGCGCCGTCATCTATGCGCGCAAGGAAGGAAGGGACTCGGCAGTGGGAACCCTCTCAGCCTCGCCGACCAACGACCCGTGCAGCGATGCGTGGGAGATCGTCTTCTCGCAGGCCAGGATCGACGGCCTCGGTCCACTCATGTACGACCTGATGATCGATGTCATCAGTCCACACCCGCTGATGTCCGACAGGATAGAGGTCTCCGATGCTGCCAAGCGGGTGTGGGACTACTACCGCGACCGAAGGGATGACATCGAGAAGCTACAGATGGACGACGAGATCAACACCCTCACCCCTGAGCCAGATGACAACTGCTATCAGAAGAGCGCCAAGCTGTGGGACAAGCGCAATTGGGCCAGCTCCTCGTTGTCGAAAGCCTACAGGCGGAAGGGTGGTGGAAGGCCAACCTTAGACGAGCTGGTGAGGCTCGGCCTCGTGGACTCATACTGAAGAAGGAAACATGAGAATCACAGAATCACAGCTTCGCAGAATCATCAGGGAAGAGCTATTGTCGGAGAAAACCTTGGGCCAGGTCACCGACATCCGTCCAGTGCCAATCGACCCAGCTGACGATGAGATGATGATAGGTAACTTCACTTTCTCACCCGGTAGAAAGGACGTCACAACACGTCGTCGCGACATCAAGCGCTCTTGGAACCAGAACGCTGATCACAGATTCTTCCAGGATCCGAACAAGATCCTTGTCATCCACACATTGGGCCTGGTCTCAGGCCGGGTGAAGCTGGGAAACTATTTCCCGCCCGAGGATATCAATCCCAAGCTTTTCGAAGCTGCTGTGAAAGCTGGTCTCGTTGAAAACGATCCTGAGAAGAGGGGCGAATTTATCTCAGGCGGAAACCTGTTCAAGAGTATTGCGCCCAGGATTCCGAAGGATCTCATACAAATCCCAGGCATCCAGATCCCGAACAGAAATGAGCTCTCCTGCGAGGCGATGCCCCGGGGCAACGATCCGGAGCTGAAGTATCTGGAGTGGAGTGTCTTCGCAAAGGGAGTAAGACGAGGTCGCAACCGGCGAAATCAAGCATTCTTCACCTTCAAGAAGTACAGGATGACATGGGCCTCTCAGGATGACTCACACACAGAGCACCTGAACATGGCGACACCAGAGGATCTCAAGTTCTATGCGAGCTCAGGCCTGCCCAAACGCCCTGCGGCATACCTGCGCGTAGATCAAGCGCCGATCGATGAGGAGGATTCCCAGTTTCTAGGTGAGGTGGTAATCGACAACTGGATAGTCGATACCTACTACGGACCCAAGGAAGATGCTGGGCTCGCTGGGATCCTGGGGCTGAAATTCGAGATCCTGTGATGAAGTGATATTATAAGTTTCCACCTTGGAATCACGATGACATTAGTGGAACCTCGTGATACTCAGGAATAACTGACCTCAGGCGATTAGGATATACCTTACCATGGACCATGGTCCAACAGGGAACAACTGGTGAATAGATATACGCAGGAGCGCATGTGAGAATTACAGAGTCACAACTTCGCAGAATCATCCGTGAGACGCTCCTCACGGAGGCCGCAATAGCTCCTGATAGATTGCCACTTGGAAAGTATGCGTTCTCTCCCCAGCGCCAGGCGGCCAAGAAGCGTCCTCCGATGGAGAGGAACACACCTGTTGAGTCAGCCCTCCTCAGATCCATCATCAACCACTTTGAGGGAATGAGACCCCTCACACGGAAACAGGCAGAGATGGTGACGGGTTTCATCAGGGACGGACTCTATCCAGATGTCTTCAAGGAGGCTCCGCCTGGGACTTACTATCGGGGAATGTCACTTACGCTAGATGAGCTCGAGAGGATGGGAGTCGACATCACGGAGCTGGACCCTGAGGGCGGGAAGCAGGAACTGCGGGGTAAATTTGTGATCGCTCCCATAGACGACAGGTTCTCCTCCTCTTGGTCTTCCGACATAGAGGTCGCTGACGGTTTCTCATTGGGCCGTCGTAGTCAGAGAGAACACAACACCTACTCGGTCATCTTTGCAGCGAGTTCGAGGGAGAATCTTGGGAAGTTTCTCGATGCCGAGGGCCTGTACGATATCGAGGTGGACGAGTTCACCTTCTTCGCGCAGGAGAAGGAAGTCATCGGCCTCGGGGACATCAATGCAAATTGGATCAGACTTGTGAGGCTTGCATGAGAATCAAAGAATCCACACTTCGCAAGCTCATCCGTGAGACGCTCCTCACAGAGGCGATGGTCACACCCGAGTCAGCCCTTGACATGGGTCTCAGGTTCGAAGCGTACAATGACTTCGGTGCCGTGATGGAAATCTCTGCATACAGGGGCGACGAATTCGTCGGCGAGCTAGCCGCGTCAAAGCAAGATGACTGTTCTGGCGCTTGGTCAATCTTCAGGTCTCAGGTTAAATACAACGGTCTAGGACCTCTCATGTACGACCTCATGATGGACCTCATCAACCCCCATCCCCTGATGTCAGACCGCGAAGAGGTCTCTGGAGATGCAAAGGCGGTGTGGGACTATTACTTCAAGCGCAGGAATGACATCGAATCCGTGCAGCTCGACAACCGCAGGAACTTCCTCACCCAGGACCCCAGCGACAACTGCGACCAAACTGCTGCGCGGGATTGGGCTGAGGACGAAGGCGGCAAGTGGTACGAGTCCTCTCTGTCAAAGGGCTATCGGAGGAAGGATGGCAACACGCCGACTCTTGATGCCATGCGAAGGCTGGGAATGATATCTGAGGGCGGTGGGTAAATAATTCCAAAGATCCGTGTACACGGTCAGGCCCTGGATAGATTAGTCATATCCGAAAGGACAAACGCCCGAATAGCTCAGGGGTAGAGCCCCCTCTTTGTAAGTGGGAGGTCGTCGGTTCAAATCCGACTTCGGGCTCCATTCAATGGAGGGTTGGCAGAGTGGTCGATTGCGTCGGTCTTGAAAACCGAAGTCCCTAAAGGACCGTGGGTTCGAACCCCACACCCTCCTCCAAATCTTGATACAAGAGCCGTTCTGTGGTGTATGATAAGCATCATGGAACGGTTCTTTCTTGTCTATAAGACAACAAATAAGATCAAAGGCGAGTACTACATTGGTGTTCATGTCACTGATGATCTTGAAGACGGATATCTCGGTTCGGGAAAGCGCCTGATTTACTCTTTGAGTAAATACGGAAGAGATGCGTTTGAAAGAGAAATTCTCGCGACATTTAATAATCCCGACGAGATGTTCCAGAAAGAGGCTGAGCTAGTCAATGAAGAGACTCTTAAGGATCCACTCTGCCTAAATCTCAAAGTGGGAGGACATGGCGGCTGGTTGTTGAAAGATAAATCTGCTCTCTACACAGCTGAAAGTCAGGCTATTCGTTCTCCCTATGGCAAGAAAGAGTGGCGGGAAAAGAACGCTGAGAAGATTAGAGAGTGGACAGCAAAAGGGCTTTCTAGCGCTAGACAAAAGCTTTATGAGATGAAGAAGTCAGGATATAAACCAGTAGGCATGCTTGGTAAGCATCATACTGAGGAACATAAGAATCATATGAGCCAAGTTATGTCCGTCGCCCAGGCTGGTGAGAGGAACTCCCAGTACGGAAAGTGCTGGATCTATTCTACCACTGAGAGACAAAGCAAGAGGGTCATGAAGGAAGACGTACAAGGCTGGCTAGACAAGGGATGGAGTCTCGGAAGAAAGATGAAGTTTGACTGAAACATCTCTGAAGCTTTGTTATATTAACATTCATGGGGCGATAAGCTAGTGGGAAACTGGAGCCTTTGCAAGGCTCACTCCCGGGTTCAACTCCCGGTCGCTCCACCACATTGGGGATTTGTGTAACGGTAGCACCACAGACTCTGACTCTGTTTGTCGAGGTTCGAATCCTTGATCCCCAGCCAAATAGCGCTGTGCAGAATAGTTAGGTGTATGAGCACCTACAAGATAGACCCCCTCCACAGCGAAATCGAGTTCAAGATTAAGCACCTCATGATCTCCACCGTCAATGGGAGATTTGGGGTGTTTGACGCATCCATGGAGTCCAGCAAGCCTGACTTCACTGACGCAAAGATCACGTTCGAGTGCGATGTCGACTCGATCAACACTGGCGTCGCCGACCGCGATGCCCACCTCCGGACCGCCGACTTCTTCGACACCGCGAAGTGGCCAAAGATCAGGTTCGCCTCCACGGGCATCAAGCACAAGGGCGGTCAGAGCTATGACCTCATGGGCGACTTCACGATCCGCGATGTCACCAAGCCGATCACGCTGAACTGCGTCTTTGGTGGTTCTGATGTCGACGCCTACGGTCAGTCGAAGTACGGCTTTGACCTGACGGGCGCCGTGAAGAGGGCTGACTACGGTCTTGTGTTCCAGGCCTACGGTGGGGCTGGATCTGCGATGGTGGGCGATGAGGTGAAGCTCTTCGTCTCCGTCCAGATGACGAAGGTAAGTTGAGCAAGCTCTCACTGAAGAGCCGGATCTGCATCGCCGTCGATGGCATGCTGCTCACGTACTTCTTTGTCGCCAAGGCGCTGATCGCGCTGAATATCGTTGGCCACTCCCAGCCTACTGAGCTCATAGACTTCCTGGTCATGATCGCGCTCATCCCGCCGACGCGCACCTTCGTCAAGGAGTACATCGAGGTCCGCGAGCGGGAACACAATGAGGTGCTCTCGGACATCCAGGGCAAGAACGCCTATCTCGAGCACGCCGCGAAGATCCTCAGGCACGACATGCACAGCGGGATCAACACCTACATTCCCCGTGGGATCTCCTCACTCGAGCGCCGGCTCTCCCCAGAGGTCATCAAGGAGCTGAAGCTCGAGGCGCCGCTGAAGATGCTCAAGGAGGGACTCACCCACACCCAGAAGGTCTACTGGGGAGTCTACGAGTTCACGAACCTCGTGAAGCAGGGCGCGAAGCTCAACATGGAAGAGCACGAACTCGGCGCCATACTCACGAGCTACCTGTCGTCGACCGCCTACAAGGACCAGGTCGTGATCGACCGGCTCCCGAAGGTGATGGTGAACGAACCCCTGTTCTGCACCGCGATCGACAACCTGATCCGCAACGGGCTCAAGTACAACGACAGTGAGTTCAAGATGGTCGCAGTCTCAATGCTGGACGACGCAACGCTCGGAATCATCGACAACGGTCGTGGTATGTCGCAGGAGGACTTTGAGAAATACTCCAAGCCGTACACCAGGAAGGAGGGTCAGAAAGAGAAGGGCACGGGACTCGGTCTCAACATCTGCATTGCGATCCTCCGCGAGCACGGATTTGCCATCACCTGCCAGAAGCAGGAAGAGGGCGGCACACTCATAAGGATAAAAGTAAGATGATGATCAACTCGATACTTCTCGTGGACGATGAGAACCTCTTTCACCTCGTGTTCGAGGACGCATGTTCACTCCTCGACATCGCGCTCCACCTGCAGGCGATAGACTCGGCTGATAAGGCAGACCACCTGTTCAGGGAGTGGAGCAAGGATCCCACCGCCCGTCCCGACTGCGTGTTTGTGGATCTCAACATCGTGGGCTCATCTTTCGACGGTATCGAGCTCATCCGCAAGATCAACAATGAGCACGGGAACGGCTGCGTCACGGGCATCATCTCGTCATCTGCCGACAAGGCAGAGATCGCAAAGGCACAGTCAGCCGGCGCCCAGTTCTGGATCGTCAAGAGCGATGAGATTGAGCCCAGGCTCGAGGCCTTCAAGAGTGACTACCTCGGCTACAAGAGCAAGAAGGGGTCGTTCAAGGTCTACGCATGATCAAGCTCGATCCCGCAGCGAGAAGGGCACTGCTGGATCTGAGCCACAAGAGCAGGCTATACCTCGAGGGCAACATACTCAAGGTGATCGATCCTGATGGCGATGAGGAGTTCTCGCAGTACCTCAAAGATGCGATCGAGCTCGACAAGTCTAACCGCAGGAAGCGGCTCGAAGTCACAAAGCAGATCCAGTCCCAGAACAAGGACCTCACCGCCGCGCAGGAAGAGAACAGCAAGCTGATGGGAGACCTCCAGCGGGCGCTCACGGAAGCGGAAGCGGCAACTAGATCTGCCGAGCAGGCCAGGAACACCGCCGAGGGTGACCTCGACCTCCTGCAGAAGCGCACGCAGTTCCAGCTTGTCGGCACCATCGTCAAGGTCGCTCTCTGGGTCATCATGGGCGTCGGTGTCACGACCACGCTCCTCTACTCCCTCGCGCTCGTCAAGGGGCTTGACACCACGCTGCTGGGCTCCACGTGGTCCAACATGTTCTCAATCCTGCTCACAAACTCGTTCAGCATCATCGGCACGATCATGGGTGTCAAGTACGCGACGGAGAAGGGCGAGTGAGTTGTACAGCAACACAAGCTTGGCTACAGTACAGAGAAGTCCCCCGATCAGGGATCGAAGACACGGGTATCCTGACAGCAATCCCGTCCAAATCGTAGGTTGGCACAGTTCGCGGCTCTGGGGGTGTTCCAAAAGCCGCTTTTATTTTTTGCGGAGGGTGTCCAAACCTCTCAAATGAATTAAAGGATCACAGGAGATCAAATGTCCACTATCCTCCGAAAGGCGATCCGTGAAGTCCTGGTCAACGACATGCGCCCGAAGCTCTACGTCCTGGTGGGACCGCCTGCCATCGGCAAGTCCACCTGGGTCCGGCTCAACGTCCCTGGCGCCTACCTCATCAACCGCGACGACCTCGTGGACGATGTCCGAGTTCCACTCGGCCTGAAGTACGACCAGATGTTCCGCCCCGAGAACCGCCGGCACCAGTCGGAGGTCGACCGGCTCCACCGTGAGAACATCGCCGGCGCGGTGGCCTCTGGAAAGGACATCGTGGTCGACATGACGAACATGGGTGTCAGCTCCCGACGCAATGCGCTCCGAGTGATCCAGGGTCACGAGGCTGAGTACGAGAAGATCGCCGTCTTCTTCGACCACCGTGGCAAGGAGAGCCTCGTCCGTGACAATCTCAGGCGGCGCGCTGAGAAGCTGGGTGACAAAAACATTCCCTACGACGTGATGACCGGAATGTTCGACCGCTTCGAGATCCCCACCGAGGCGGAGGGGTTCGACCGGGTGATCTCGGCGGACACAACGAAGGCGATCGGCGCCTGATCGATACATTCCAGGACCTATACATAAGAGTATATCATGGACGTCAGCACCTCAATGAGGAACCCGGTCAAGAAGCTCAGGGTGTTTGACTTCGATGACACCCTCGTAAGGACGAACTCCTTCGTCCGGCTCCGGAAGCCGGGTGGCGATCAGGTCCACATGACGCCGGCACAGTACGCAGTGTACAGCCCGATGCCAGAAGACGACCTCGACTTCGAGGACTTCAAGACGCTCAAGGACCCGACCGAGATCTCCTGGACGCTCAACATCCTGCGCTCGGTCGTCAGGAGCGGCGGTGACGCGATCATCCTCACCGCACGAGGTGACGAGGCGAAGCCGCACATCGAGGAATTCCTGCGCGCGGTGGGTGTGCCGGGAATCGAGGTCGTGACGCTCGGGGACAGCAACCCCATGATGAAGGCAGCGCACATTGCTGCGCGGATTGAGGAGTTCGGCTACAACTTTGTCGAGTTCTTCGATGACAGTGAGAAGAACATCAGGGCGGTCGAGCGCATGGTCGCACAGCGGTACCCCGACGTCAAGGTCCGCACCCGGCACGTGGTGCACCACGCCCGAAATCGTGGAAGTGTCACTGAGTCCCGCCTCCGGCAGATAATCAGGAATTCTCTTCTCTGACGTTATAATTAAGTCTCGTAGCCCGCCTACAGGAGAATAAAATCATGGCAATCCGTCTTACAGAATCCCGCCTCCGTCAGATCATCCGTGAAGAGGCTTCCCGCCTCCGTGAAGGCATTTGGCCTCCTGGCCCCCGCCAGATGCCAAAGCCCAGGAAGCTCCTCACCTACTCTTGGATAATGGCTTGTGGTGAAAACGAGCTGCCTCAGATCAAGTCGCTGGCGGCTGAGTCTGGCTGCAACGTTGTCTCTGCGGAGCCAACCGGAGAGATGCGCGAGGCGTTCGATGAAGATGGATATGAAACTGGCGAGACCCCAGAGATGGAGCTCGAAGTTCATGGCACCCTGCCTCAGCTCAGGAAGTTCTACTACGCATCGTCAGAGCTCATGGATGGCAGCGCTCAGAGCATCGAGTCTTTCGATGCTCGAGATCTTGGAATCATGCCGGTCCGCTGAATCTAGAGTCTCTGGAGGGAGTCTCCATGCAAATCTTCGAAAGTAATCTGCGATTGGTCGTCCGTGGAATCTTGCGAGAGTCCACAGGTGGCTCAAGCCTATTGCACCCAGGCGTCACCGTCCAGGATCTGGCGCGCGACTGGGTGCAGCTTGGCGACTCCTATGGTAGGACTCCAATTTTCTCAATCCCAAGATCTCGTGAACAAGTTAGATCGACAGCAAAAGAGTTCAACATCGCCAAGTACGAAAGTGTTCCAGTGCCTGAGCAGGTGCTTGAGCAGTTTGTCGATCTCTATATGGCGCTGCAGAACATCGTGCCATCCCTTAGTGGGAATGGCACATATGACTCGGCGTACAAAGATGCTGCCCGGGCGCTCAGGGCGCGTCTCCCGCGCGATGGCTTCGACTATTTTCCAGACATCTATGGCCCGTATAATCCGCAGCCAACGCTGATACTCGGGACAATTTGCCAGTCAATTACGTCAGGAGTGGTGCCACAGCCCTATCAGATCGAGGCCCTGGCGTGGACTCTCAGAGAGCTCAAGAGAATAACGCCTGAGGTTCTCGACAAGAGGTTCAGGTACTTTGATACCTCGAAGAAGATGGCTGAGCTGGCAAAGATGCTGACTCCAGAAGAGATAAACTCGATGAGACCAACCTTCACGAAACTGTTCAATCCTGGCGAGGCTGCTGGTCTCACCAAGTTCTATGAAGCGTACGATCTTCTTCTCTCCATGACTTCAGGCAGGGCTTAGAATTCGGCAGTTTATGACTCGCCGCCACTGATAGTATCTGCTCATGGTACCAACGTTCAAGATGCACGGGTCAAAGGCCCGCACTGCCGCGTGGATCTCTGGCTTCATACCCCACAAGTTCGGCAGGTGGATCGAGCCGTTCGCTGGACGTGGCAATGTCCTGTTCAGGATCGCGAGCTCAGGTCATGAGTTCCAGCAGGCTCTCCTCAACGATGCGAACACCGCACCGTTCCTCACCGCGCTCCGCGACCAGGAGAGCTTCGAGTTCGTGGACGCCCCGCCGATCGATAAGGCGCTCTGGATGAGGTGGCGTGACTCCGAGCCCTCGCCTGAGCGCGCCCTCGCCGAGTCCTACGTCGCGAGGTTCGGTTCCTCTTACAGCATGGGACCGAACACTGCTGGCGCAGGCTCCAAGAATGGCCACTCGCGCGAGAACACGATCAGGCGGATGACGGCGGCACAGGAGATCCTCCGCCGGACAGACGCGAGGATCACCGCGCTCGACTACAGCGTTGCCCTGCGTGCCCTCGATTTGCGTGAAGATGATGTGGTATACATGGATCCACCCTACGATGTGAAGCAGACGGTCCACTACTCTGGCATCGACCATGATGAGTTCCTAGACCTTGCTTCAGACCTTCCCTGTTGGGTCTTCATCTCGGGGTATAGCACACCACGTTACGAGGCGTTTCTTTCATCGTGGGGCCGCGCAGCAAGGCCCCGCGCATCAGTCGGGAAGGGTGCCAGCTCCACTGGAAAGACGGGTGCAAAGCCCAAGGTCGAGGAGATCCTCTGGTGGAAGTCTCCCGGGAAGCATACTTAAGCCCGCGATCTATACAAGCATGGTCGCCAAGATACTTTAGACTCCCGAAAGGGAATTGGAGAACAACATGAAGAACTTTCTCGTAGCAATTAGCTTCCTCTCGCTCGCCCTTCTCGGTGGATGCACCGGTGGCGACGACAAGGACAGTGGAACCACCGATACCGCCGATTCGGCGCAGTAACCAAAGAGGATAACATGGAAACCCTGAAGAACAACAAGCTCATTGTAGCACTCGTTGCGGCACTTGCCGCCGCCCTCGCCGCCTTCGCAACCACCTGGGAAGAGAAGACCGCTGAGGAGCCCAAGGTCGAGGAGGCCCCCGTGGCTACCGTTGAGGCTCCGGTCGCCGCCCAGGCGACGGAGGCCACGCCTGCCGAGACTCCTGCTGCCGGTGAGGCTGAGGTTGTCGTGGTTCCCGCCACTGAGACGACCCCTGCTCCGGCTGCCGTCGAAGTCAAGAAGTAAGCTTCTTTCGGCTTGTACTCTTGCTCCCAGTGGGGTATACTCTCTGGGAGCAAGAACATTTTTAGGAGAAACAAATGGCGACGAAGACTGATACGGTAGTTGACATCGACAAGCTCATGTCTGACACGGTGAAGACCCTCGACAATGTGTGCACCTTCCTCGAGGACTGGGACGAGCTGGAAGACGAAGAGAAGGGCAGCGCGTCGGCACGGATGCCAATTGTGATGGCGCTGTGGAAGCAGTCGGTCCAGCTTGAGTCGCTGTGCGGCGCACTCCAGCTCCTCCAGAAGGAGGAGACTGAGGAAAAGGAATCAAGTGACGTGAAGCCCAACAAGAAGAAGTCGAAGCAGAAGTGCTGTCACCTCTGCGCGGACGAAACAAAGTAGGGTTCACAGTTTATACTGTGGCGTTGCTGGCCCTGGTGGTGGAATGGCAGACGCGTCCGACTCAAAATCGGATTCCCTTCGGGAGTGCGGGTTCAAGTCCCGCCTGGGGCACCCATTAAACAATAGGAGAGACGATGCTGGTATTTCTTTCGATGTTGATTGCCTGCGGTGGAGACCAGAAGGTCGAGACCGTGAATCCACAGATCACTGATGCCGTGACGATCGATCAGGCAAAGCTTGGAGGTTTTAGTCCGCTTCCGGACAGCTTCTTTCCAGAAGGGCAACTCGCGAGTCCTGAGCTCACTGCGCTCGGGAAGCGCCTCTTCAACGAGACCCAGCTCTCGGCAGACGCCAACATGTCCTGCAACACCTGCCATGATCTTGCCACGAACGGAGCCGACGACGTCGCGTTCTCCCCTGGCCACAAAGGTGCTCCGGTCGGTCGCAATTCTCCTACCGTCTTCAACTCTGCCGGTCACGTCGCCCAATTCTGGGACGGAAGAGCCGCAACCGTGGAAGAGCAGGCTCTCGGTCCTATTCTTGCCACCGGTGAGATGGCGATGCCTGATGCTGACACGGTTGTTCGAGTCCTGAAGGAGGACGCAACCTACGTTGCCGATTTCAAGAAGGCTTTCCCTGGGCAGGAAGAGCCACTCACGTTTGAGAACATCGGTGTGGCGATCGGAGCATTTGAGCGCACCCTTGTCACTCCGAGCCGCTGGGACGCCTATCTCAAGGGCGACAAGGCGGCTCTCACCGACACCGAGGAGCGAGGCTTCAACACCTTCGTCGATTCTGGTTGCTCTGGCTGCCATGCGGGCCAGCTCATTGGCGGCGCGACGTTCATGAAGCTGGGCCTGGTACACCCATGGCCAAATCAGGCTGATCAGGGTAAGTTCACCCTCTCCAAGTCTGATGCTGACAAGATGGTCTTCAAGGTCCCGTCGCTTCGGAACTCTGCGCTCACAGCGCCTTACTTCCACGATGGCTCTGCACAGGACCTGCCCACTGCCGTGAAGATGATGGGCCACCACCAGCTTGGGAAGGAGCTCACGGACGCGCAGGCCAGCGATATTGCTGCTTGGCTCGGGTCAACTTCGCTAAACAAGTAGAGAGAATAGTTAGGTTACCATAGTGGAAGGTGAGACTACTGAACAGACACTGAAAATTACGCCCAAGATGCTGCTGATTCTATTCGCAGCGTCCTTTGTGGCCGGCATATCAGCGATCCACTTCAGTAGGTCAGTGAATAGAGATTCGATTGTCTCAGCGGGATTGTTTGGGTTTGCCGTGCCAATCCTCAATTCCGTCTGCACCATGGCGGTGATCGAGGCAACCACTAGAAAGGAGCGAATCCTTGTCTCTACAATTCAAGCACTATCTTTGTCTCTTGCGGCAGTCGTTGACATTTACCTCAGGAGCCATTGACACGACGGTCAAGAGGATGCTGGCGGTAGGCATTACTACCGTAGCCCTCTGGCCCACTCCAACTGCCGTTGAACCTCCTCTGCCAGCGCCTCCGCCCGAAGAGCATGCCGTGGACGGTATCAGTAGCCTCACTGATGAGCAAGAGGCAATTGCTAGGGAGATCGAGCGCGTTCTCAAGGACGAAGGGTTTGAGAATCCTGAGATCCAGGCAGCCATAATCAACGGGCTTGCAGAGAGCCGGCTCGATCCCCTTGCTGTCGGTGACCACGGAAATTCCCGCGGAGTGTTCCAGCTCAACAAGAATGGGCTTGGCCACAAGATGAAGACAGAGCGGATGCACGACGTGGAGACTGCCACTCGCCGTGTGGCAAAGGCCATGAGGCGCTCGAAGCAGATGATGAAGAAGATTGATGAGGGCGCCACGGTCGAAGAGCTTACTGCGACATTCTGCATTCACATCATGCGTCCCTCAGATAAGATGAAGAAAGCGAAGCGCCGCGCTTCAACGGCGAAGAGGCTAGTCCAGACGACATGAAGAGTTCAATTGTACTGTTTGACCTTGATGGGACCTTGACCCCGCCGCGGGGTGCGATCGATGATGAGACCGCGCAGAGCGTCCTTGATCTGCTGCGCAACACTGAGGCTCGAGTCGGGATTGTAACTGGTTCCGACCTGCCATACGTCGTCCAACAGCTTGGCGTTTGGTCCAGTGTCCTGCGAGATGCTGGCTTGGAGATATTCTCCTGCAATGGCACCAAGCATTACAAGAGCTCGGGCGATGATTGGATGCTCTACGACACCGCGCCTGAGATGAGAGAGGTCCTCGGGGCAGAGAGCTGGAGAAGCCTGATCACCACTCTGCACAGTGCACAGCTCAGGCTCATTCGAGAATATCCAGACCTGCCGCTCACTGGCAATTTCATCAGCTACCGTGGGCCAACTATGAACTGGTGTCCAATCGGTAGGGACGCGAAAGAGCCTGACCGGGCCATCTTTGAGAAGATGGACTCAGAGTCAAAGATCAGGGTCAGGTCCATGGACTGGCTGGTCGATTGCTTTGAGCTCTCGATGCCCGGCAAGGTACAGGTCACCCTTGGCGGTAACACCTCTTTCGACATCTTTGTCAAGGGATGGGACAAGACTTATGTCCTCACACGCCTCCGAGGTATGGACTGCTGGTTTGTAGGAGACCGCTGTCGAGAAGGTGGCAATGACCACACGATCTACGAGGCTCTGTACAAGCGCAACCGAGCGTTCGAGACCATGGGTCCCATGCACACGAGGACCATCATCTCTGAGATCACCACGAGGATCGGAACAAAATGCTGACTGCGATTGGCGATGTGATGCGCCGGTGTTACGACAGGGGCTGGATCACCACTAGGGACGGGAACATCTCTCTCCGCAGGAAGGGCTCTGGCATACTATACATCACGCCCTCGGGCTGGAGGAAGACGATCATCCATCCCGAGCACATAATCAAGTGCAAGATCGCCGATGGGACTGTCCACCCACCGGATGGCGCTAAGCCTTCAGGCGAGCTTCACATGCACTGGCGCATCCAGGAGAACAGCAAGGGGGTGCGTGCGGTCGTCCACGTCCATCCAACACACATTGTCGCCGCAATGTACGCAGGATGGCAGCTCGATGAGGTGGCAAAGGAATTCCCCGAAGTTAGCAGGTACACCAGAGTCGGACCCAACGTGCCATCTCTGCCAGCCACCTCAGTCTCTCTTGGCGATGCGACGGCAGATGCACTTTGTGTTGAACATGATGGAAGGCTCCAATATGATATCGTAGGTCAGGCAAACCACGGAGTATGTTCTGTGGCAAATGACCCGTGGTCAGCCTATGAACACATTGAGAGGCTGGATCACATTTGTGAGATAGTACTGAAGAGCGGCGTGAAACCCACTAAGAGGTAGTTGATATGCTGTAAGTTGTAACACGATCTGTGCAGGGACGCTTAATGATCATTAAGATCTTTTGAAGTAACAGGTGAAATCGGGCCTGCACGCCCTGAGTAACCACCGGCGCCATGGAGAGAAATCTATAAATCTCCATGGCGCCTTCAATTTTTGCGTGTTCATCTCTGCAGATGTGATTAAACTGCTAGAGAACCCCAGAGGAACCATGGAAGGAAACATGAAGAATCTCACTCCGATAGAGCAGGCGACGAACCGCATGTTCGCGTTCCACGCCAATCTTGCGGCATGTATGGACTGTGCCGCATTCCTCCGGGCTGCGAAGGAGGCAGAGTCGGACAACCTCCAGTCGATGCTGCTTGAGGCGGCGTGGGCATCGTTCCACCAGGAGACGGCTGAGATCTGGCACTGAGATGCGGGTAGAGCCGTGCACACTCGATGAGAGCGTTCCCGTGATCCACGTGGAGGAGGGTGACGATGGCCAGGTCGTCGAAGCCCTCAAGTCCCGTGGACACGGGTTCTGCGTCTATGGTGACGGCATCGATCCGCTGATCGTGTTCGACTCGAGGTGCGAGGCGCTGCCGTGGTGGACCAAGAACCACACGCTCGCAGTGCTCGCCCATGAGCTCGGTCACATCAGGACGAAATCAGAGTCAGAGCCCGACGCTGACCGTGCTGGGATCGAGATTCTGAAGGCAGCAAAGAAGCACATGGCAGCCCGTGTGCTGCGCCGCAGGTGATTCGTCCTGAACGTGGCGTGGAAGATATTTAGAATGTCACCATGCCATACAACATCAGAAAACGTAGCTGTCGCCAATCCAGCGGGAAGAAGGGGTCGTATGTCCTCTCCTACACCGACAACAAGGGCAAGAAGCACAGCAATTGCCACACATCTCGGAAGCGTGCGAAAGGACAGATCGCCGCCATTGAGGCAGAATCTATCGAGCCTGTTGCGCTCCGCAGGCTTGTTCGTGAGTTTGTCGAGATCCAGCAGGCCACCGAGGCACTGATGTCACTTGCACCTTGGCTGGCCAACTACCTCGATGGCCTCATCAACGCAAGGGACACGAAGGAGCAGGTGCTCTCGATCCTTCAGGCCACAAAGAGCTACCGGAACAAGATTCCAGAGCCAATCTTCAAGGCGATGGATGTCGTGGTTCCTGGTTTCCGCTCGTTCGAGCACTTCGAAGACAGGGTGATGATGATGAGTGAAGATGAGCTCGACAACCGGCTCGGCAGGCTCCTGGTCTACATCCAGGCTGGCAGGCTCACGGGAATGGTGGCGTGATGCGGAAGGGATTCCAAAAGCTTGCGGCAGAGTTGTTGGTGGAAGCCACTCAGCAAGATGACACAATAGCTAACACTGAGTCTCCTGGCGCAGTTGTAACTGTAGACACTGATTCGGAAGAACGTAGATACTACGTAAAACCTGAAGATGTCGCTTCGTTAGAACAAACGATAGACTTAGTTGGTCTTTCTACTGCTGAGATAGCTTCTGGCAAAGAAGAACCAGCACCTCCCAACTTGGGTGCTGTACAAGCGTGGATAGAAGCATGCACAAAAGGAGAAGATGAGTCATACAATAGGCTTAAGAAGATCTTCGAGACCAATCTTCTTAGAGACAGAAGTCGCATCAATGATTTCGGCAAATACCAAGATGCGAAGCTAACATCAGGTAAAACCTATGGTTCTGGTAACCCTCTTGTCTTAGACTTAGCCAGATTTGTGCCAACTGTTTCTGCAATAAGCAGAACAACAGGACCTGGCGAATTTGCCGTAGCATTTTTGTTTGGTTTAGTACCTGCTAGAGAGACTGGTTTTGATCTAGTCACTGCTCCATCTGGCAGTAGACAATACACGATAAAGCATGCATCAGAAGCTCCTGAGGAAGGACTCAGGAAGTTCGTTTACAAGTTCCAAGGAAGAAAACGGAATCTAAAAAGAATCAACGATGCCCTAGATAGTAACGAAAGCATTACAAAAAATGATGCAAAGTTGATGTATTCCACGAGAGAAAAATTTAGGTTCAATCTCACCAAAGATGAGAAAGCTGCTCAGGAAAGTAGAAGAGCTTTGACTAAGCGTGAATTGGCTTATGTGCTCCTGGACCTCATGCCAAGAAATCGCAGAGGAGGTGGAACTCCCGCTCCTACCAGATGGGCGCTTATCTGTAACAATCCGCCGCCTAAAAGTCAGGATTCTGCACAGTTCACATTTAAAGCTTTTAGTTTGAGCAGTAGAATTGAGGCTGTCGAAACCACTATCGAGTCAGGAACAGAAAGCAAAATAGTCATAGACAAAACTCAGATTACGATCTTTGAGTCAGCGTCCGCCGGCGCGCTAATCAACGAGCTCTCTCGCCGCGATCAGGAGCAGGTCACTGCGATCGCACGCAGGATCGCACAAGAGGTGCTGGAGGACGAGCTCGGCGATGACTTCGATAAGGCGGTCCGCCGTGAGATGGCGGCTGGATTCAAGGACCCAGATGTCGAGTCAGCCGCGGCGGATGTCACCAAGGACTATCTCCGGAAGTTCTACCGCTCTCTCGGTGTGTCGAGCTCATCCCCATTGGACAAGGTCAAGATCTGACCGGAGGTTATACTTACTGTCATGAAAGAAGAGCAATACATAGGACTCACCGAGCGGGAACTCAGGCTCTCAGTGTACAAGATGCTGATCGAGCGGGAGATCCAGCGCCTCGTGGAATCCATCAGGAAGCGCAAGAAGTAGCATGACCAGCTGAGACCGAGTGGATATAGTAGCACTGTAACAACTCGGAGTGAACATGGTATCAAATCAGCAGTTCTGGGACACGTTCAGGAACATCCCCAATGACTTGCGCGAGCAGCTGGTCAGGCTCAAGCTTCCACGGGCAATCCGTGGTTCTGAGCGGGAGATCATCCGCGGGATGATGCCCTCCAATCCGATCCGCGTGGTCGAACTTGCCGCATCCCGCGCGAAGACGAAGCACGGCTGGCAGGAAGTCTACTGGTCCATCAACGAGGAGTCCTGCTGGGTCTCCAACGAGCCACTGCCGGACCGGTACGCGACCAGCTACTTGGCCCCAATCTCTGGGGACAGTGACCGTGACAGCGCAGAGCGCCTGGCGGTGCTCACCCTCCTGGCGATGGTGGAGGCCAAGTGAGCCGCGTAGACCACCCTGACCACTACAATATGGGAAAGTATGAGGTCATCGACGTGATCGAGGACCACGACCTGAACTTCAATCTCGGGAATGTCGTCAAGTATGTCCTCCGCGCGCCGCACAAGGGAGAGCCTGTCGAGGACCTCGAGAAGGCGCAGTGGTACATTGCAAGGGAGCTAGCCCGTGTGAAGGCTGACATCGAGCGCAGGGACAAGCCCAAGAAGTCCAAGAAGGAAAGCGGAGCCTAGTGAGGTGGAGGACCTGCTGTTCAGCATCCTGAACCCGGTCTTCAATCTGCTGTTCTGGCTCATTGTATCTCCAGAGGCGAAGCCTTGGCTGTTCGCCACCTGGACTTTCACTCTTGTGCTGAGCATCAGCCTTCTCTGGTTGCTACTTACTGATAAGAGCGACGACTAGTGAGACTCTCCAAGAGCGATGTTGACATCAAGAGCCTCAGCCAGATTGGCTGTGGACACATTCACATGTGGGAGGCACCCAACTACGAGTGGTGGGTCCCACTCTCTGGAAGGGAGGAGTGGTACTTCTGGACCCCGAGAGAAGAGCAACACTCAGGATCGCTTGAGCTCGACTACACGACAGCGGATGAAGAGATGCGCGACCTCCTGCCGATGCTCCACCGCGCTGGAATTGCGACCATGCCATCGTGCACGGGACACCGACCAGAGCCTGAGAACATAATGTCGAGGCTCGACGCGATAGATCGATGCTCACAGTTGATCAGAGGGAACGGGCTTCTATTCGAGAATGTCGAGAACGGGAGCCTTGGTTTCTACCTAGATCACAATTGGATTCCCCCTGACAAATCTGAGTTGGCGCGAATGGCAACCAGGGATTCAATGGTGGGTTACCTCGGCATGGTGGACCCCGACAGGACGGGAAAGCTCAAGGAAATCTGCCGTCACATATCGAAGAACAAGAACTGTGGTCCATCCCTCGTGAGGGACCAGCGAGGTGACGTGCTCGACTTCACTGTCGTGTGTCCATCCTGGGGAGAGCAGACCAAGTTCTGGAGATCACTCACCAGATTCTGTAATGAACACATCTGCTGATTGAGTTACATTCCCACTGAACCCGAAGAACCGGAGTCAATGTGAACATCTTCGTCCTGAACGAGGACCCCGTCCTCGCAGCCCAAGACCACTGTGACAAGCACGTAGTGAAGATGATCATTGAGTCAGGCCAGATGCTCTGCGCCGCGCACTGGATTGGCTGGCACAAGATGCTCAAGCCTGATTCCAGCATGAAGCAGAAGGAACAGCGCGAGTGGATGACAGAGCGCATCCACCCTGGCCTGTTGCCTCCCTGGAAGATGACGCATGCTGGCCACCCCTGCACCCAGTGGGCCCAGCGCTGCTGGGGCAACTACATGTGGCTGAGCCGTCATGGACTTGCGCTGTGTGAGGAGTACACGAAGCGCTATGGCAAGGTCCACAAGAGCCATGAGGTCCACCGGTGGCTGAACCGCGTGATCCCTCCCACCTTCGAGGGTCACATCGATGATCCCATCGGCATCATGCCCTTTGCGGTTGCGATGCCCGATGAGTACAAGGTGCCAGGAGATCCTGTCGAGAGCTATCGAAACTACTACAACTACAGCAAGTCGAGGTTTGCGAAATGGAAGTACACCACGCAGCCGAACTGGTTCGTGAACTTGAGCTCGAGCCCGGTGATCTCGTCAAGCTCTGGAGCGACTCAGCCCTCGGTGTGACGATCTACACAGGGTCCAGAAACAACCTGGTCCCCACTCGCGTGCCGAAGGGGACCAGGGTGACTTATGTCGGTGGAGCTGACTGCTACTTCATCCAGGCTGGCCAGCGCTGCTGGATTTCCCGAGAGTCAGTGGCTCTCGTTCACCGTATCAGTGAGCTCACTGCTTCTTAGCGGCATGCATTGACTTCATGACGGCCGCCATGTAGGCCTGACCGACCTGCGCGTCGTCGAGGCCTTCCTTCCTGCCCTTTGCCAGCATGTTCTTGAAGAGCTTTGACAGGGCAGCCGAGACATCTCCCTGGGCATCCTCTATGAGAGCCTTCGCGATCTCGTATTTTGCCTCGTCCATCGTGTCCTTCATGCTGGACATGACCTCATCTGCCGCCTGGCTGACTGATTGGGCTGCCTTATTGACGACTCCCTTGATCGCCGTCATGGCCTCAGCCGCCTTCTTACCAGCCGCATCAGCCGCGCCGGCCACCTTCTTCGCGCCGAGGCCACCGAGGTTCGATGCCACCTTGAACATGCTGCCGAAGAATCCCTCGCGGAGGATTGCCTCCTGCAGCTGGTTGGCCTTCATCTCAAGGGCTATCTCCTCGAGGATCACATCGCGCACCCTGCTCTCTGATATCTTCTTGCTTCCAACCTTGAGCACGGGCCTCTTGTTCACAATCCTGCGTGTTGCCATAATTGCACCTCCGGAATAACTATCACCGATTGTACAAATTTTCCCTCACGGTCCTTCCATTCTGCGCGCACCTGATTAATAGAAGACAGGAGGCACCGAGATGCAGAACACCTTCACCACCGCCGAAGTGATCGCCCGCCGCGACGAGATGATCGAGGCAGGACTCCAGGGACACCGCGATTTCCGCGTGATCGACGCAGGCGCAAACGGCAACCGCCTCGGTGGCCAGTGGGCGAGCTGGCTCGTGGAGGCGATGAACCGCCCCAGCCCGGTTGCGGCGGCGAACCAGGCCACCGAGCTCGAGACCCTGGCGGCGAATCCCTTCGCGCGGACCGATGCGAACACCCTCCTCGACTTCGCCCGCCGACTTCGCGCCGGTTACGAGCTCAGCGAGAAGCAGGCGAAGCTCGCGGAATTCATCAAGGTCCGCATCAATGAGCGCGCTGAGACCAATGAGCCTGAGTACGTCATGACCGCGCGCGACCATGCGCTGGTCCGAGGCCTCAGCGCCAAGAAGCACTATGGCTCGATGTACTACTGGTCCAATCGCGCGGCGACATCGAACCGGCTCGACCGCCTCTTCGGCTACTACAGCCAGCATGGCAAGGTCAGCGGTGATGACTTCAAGTACATCCGCGAGCACTTCAAGGGCGTCGTCGCCACCTGGGACGCCCAGGAATTCAGCAATGGCGGACTGGTGAAGACCCACCATGGGATCGGGATGGTGACTTCCGACTACTCCTTCGACCAGTTCGGCCGAATCATGGCCGATGTGCTGGTCAATGGCGCGGTAGTCGCCTGCCAGGTCGACGAACTCCGACCGGCGATGCGTCGCAGCCGAAAGACCAAGGAGAGCTGAATACTTAGTGGCATGGCCACATACGAAGAGCACCTCCTGCGAGAGGTAATTGCACTAGAGATCAGGACATACTACGCATACCACCCCTCGCCCAGTGAGCTCGTGCTCCGGGAGGGGCTCTCTGACTTTTTAGGAAAAGTCAAGGGCTTCGCGTCCAACATGGCTCAGAAGTTCTCAGACGGCTGGGAAGCGGTCACGAGCACCGTGAAGGGCATGATCGACACCGTGAAAGAGGCTGCCGTCGAGAAGCTAAAGTCCGCGTTCGAGAAGCTCAAGCAGATCTACGAGAAGGTGAAGGAAAGCCTCGGAAGCTTCTTCAATAGTCCAGACGTGAAGAGCTTCACTGGAAAGTACCTGAAGGACGAGGTGAAGCTCGCCGCAGAGATCAAGCAGACACTCGAGAGCGAGGACGCACCGTGCGCCCAGGCTGCGCTCAAGAGCATGGGCGAGAAAGCAAAGTCCTCTGATGCGGGTATCAAGGAAGGAAGAATCCGGCCTGGACGGGACCACAGGGCGGTGGCGCTGCTAGAGGCTGACATCAGGCATGGAAATCTCCGCCAGAGACAAGTCATCACCGAAGCGCTCTTGCCAGACCCGGTCAACACCTTCCTCCTCGCCATCGGTGGTCTCCCTCTGCTCTTCAAGGGACTTGAGAAGGCTTTCGAATACCTAGCCAACAAGTCCTGCGCAGCGTGGGCGAAGAAGGCGCAGAAGTACTCCAACGCTCTATACAAGTACTTCCACCACAAGGAAGAGGCCTTCATAGACCTGATTCCGAACTCTTTAGCAGTCAGATTCTATGGAGTCTATATCAAGGCTGGCGGAGATCCATTTGCTGAAGAGAGCTCTGCGAATGTGGTGCATGAGTCTTACCAGCTTTCAGAGTTCTTCTGGGGCAAGAAGAAAGAGGAAGACCGCGGACCATCACAGGACAACGAGCAGCCAAGCACGGCCAAAGTCAAGGGAAAGTTTGGTTCGACCAGCAACGTCACTGTGAAGACTCTCGAGGAGAACAAGGCGCTCCGGATGAAGATCAAGAACGCAATGTACCACTTCCTCGTCATGTTACTTCTCTTCGAGGGAATCTACACGCTGTTCAAGAAGGGATTCTCGGCCTTCTACACCTTCAAGTCTTCAGTGAAAAGCGCTGAGCTCGCCGCTGGCCGTGGGGCCGAAGCGGCGGCTGAGCTTGGATTTGCTGGCATCGCCTCTAGAACGGCGAGGTCAGCAGTCTAATCACGAGATCTTCACACCGCGGATCGAGAACGGGAGCTTGAGATCCCAGTTGTCGACCTTGATGAGCTCGAGGATCGCATCCTGACGATACACGGTCTTCTGGACAAGGGCGTTGCTGTTGCCAGCAAGCCAAGCACGGCGGGCATTGAGATATGCCTTGATCCACGCCTTCTCGTCTCCGCCGTTCTTCGGTGACTTCTCGGGGAATGCAGCACGGTGAGTCGCCACTCTACCTGGACCCGAGTGGATGCAGGTGTCGTATATCACTAGGAGGCCCAGCGCAGTCGTGAGGCCAGCATCCTTCGCGTGGTTGACGGCAGGTAGGAAGTAGTTCGCGTCGAACACTTCGTCCTGTGCCTCGTGCATGATTGGATCTGCACCTGCAGTCTTCAGCAGGTTGACGAGGCTCGTGACCTCGGGACCCCACGGACCCTTGGGCGGGACCTTGGTGGAGGCGTTTGTGGCGAGGAGCGGAAGGCAGGCCTCGAGCTCCTTGGCGTGCTTGCCGCCCTTCTTGATGTAGGCCTTCACCACGAGGTCAAGCGAGCCAGCCTTGTCGGTGCACTGGTGCTTGCCATAGCTTATTCCGGCGCCGTCGGCCAGGATGGTGCAGGTGGCGTAGCTAGCCGCCGTGGGAACCTTGCCTGTCTCAAAGATAGCGAGGACGCAGTCAATTGCTTTCTTCTGGTCTGGTGTATAGTTCATTGTCTCTCCTTCGGGTTGTTTGACGAATACAGAAATGGCGCTGCGAAATCACAGCGCCACTCTTCAAAAGGCAGTTCCTCTACTTTATGAGTCCTGCCAACTTGTTCCAGCGCTCCATGATCACGGCATCTTGCTTTTGCCTGGACTCAGAATTTACGCCTTTTATGAAAGCTGGCTTAAAATTGACTTCTCCCTGATCCAACATAGAGAGAACAGTATCAACTCCGCCACCTGCTTGATCAAGCTGTGGCATGTCCAGTCTAGGTGGAGATCCTGCTGCTGGCTGCTTCATCTGGGCTAGATTTCCTGCCATGAATTCTGCTATGCCTTCACAGATCTTTTGCTTTGCAGCCGAGTCTGATCCACCAGACTCAATGAACTTATCAGCAGAAGACTTATCGATGTTTGCTTCCTTGACTAGCTTATCATCGCCAGCAACAGCCTCAACCACATTGTTGTTGAGTATTTCTTTGCCCTTCTCGTTTGGCTTTCCAATGCTCTTGATGATCAAATCCTTGATTGCATCTTTGCTCTTGCCAAGGATGTTTAGCTCTCCTGCTTTTGCGTCTGGAACCTTCGCGTTTGGCTTTGAGGCTGCGATTGCGAGCTGGGCTATGGCTAGAAGCTCTGGGGCTGACTTTCCAGTGATTTGAAGATCATATGCTGCAATTTGACCGTCTGGACCCGCAGTAGACATGAAAGAAGACCAGCGGTGATGACCGTCAATGATGATGTTACCACAGGTGATAATGTGATCATTTCCCGGTGGCCCCACCTTTTGAACTCCACCAGACCTGGTTTTCGCCATAGCGCCTGGCTCGACTAGCGGATAGCTTACAGAATTCATGAACTCGATTTCGCTCTGCGTGGGCTGCAGGTCTCCAACTCTTTTACCAGCATCGGTGAAGGGAATCTTTTCGTCAACCTTTGCACCATCTTTTTCTCCAGCCGCCAAGAATGCTCTTACTTTTGGATCAGATCCTGGCCCGTTCAAAAATTTCTTCATTGTGCCAGGGCCCTCGCTCGGGTCTGGCATGTCAGAAAGAATATCAGAGATTCTCTCCTTATCGCTTTCTTCGAAAAGAACGCTAACGAGCGATGGCGTCCTGGTCTTCTTGCGACCAAGCTCTTCAGCGATAATCTTCCTCAGCGTCATTCTAGAAATTGTCATTGAAACTCCGAATTGCTATCGCGATTAACTATACTAGACCCTCTTATTCTTCCACTGCTCTACTTCGGTTCCCACCCTTTGAACCTGATCTTGCCCAGCTCCATGAGCCGCCTGATGAATGGCAGCCCCTTCTTGACGTAGACCTTGGCGAGCGGATCATCCCACCAGTTGTCGTAGAGCATCTCAGTCTTTGGTATCTCCACGTCACAGTTGTCATAGAGGTCTGGCGTGCGCTCGTTCTCTGGGGAGTCCATACCGAACTTCTTGACGTCAGGTCGATTCCTGTCGTAGTAGTCCCACACATTCCTCGCCTCACCCGATACCTCGCTGCGATCGGCATAGAGACCTCCGCCAATCTCACTGGCGACCTCCATTGCAATGTCGTAGAGGAGAGGACCAATTCCTTGTACGCCCGAGTTGGTAGACATCTTGACCTGGAAAGCATCGAAGCAGGGCTCTGACATGTAGGTGTTGTTGTTCGCCCTCAGATAGCCAGAGTACGCGCCATTCACTCCGCTTATGTTCACGATTATGAGGCGGCTTCCACTGGAGCTCCTGGTGACCTCGAGGTCGACCATCGCCCCATCAGGCAGCGTGTCAGGAGTGTATGCGGCTTCCCGGAGGAGCATTTCACGTATGAGCGCGCGGATAGATGTCGAGTCCATTGCTCTAAGTATTATGTATCAGCTGGATATAATCGATGGGAACCGGAGATGTTCCGACCACCTGGTACCATCCAACCTTTCCTCGGTCCAGAGTCTGCGCAACATCAGACATCTTGATCCCGAGCTCCCACACGTCCCTTCCACCAGAATCAGCGGCTATTCCCATTGCGTCTTCAGGATCGCTGGTCAGGAAGATGCCAGGAGGAACAGTGCTGGCGTTCGTGTAAATGCTTCGGTCTCTAACTGGTCTCGCGGTGTAGAGCGTGATGATTCTGTCAGAGCGCGACGTGCTTCCAGGAGATCTCATCTCAGAGACTAGGTGCAAGTAGTCAGCCATCTCCTCAGGAGATCGGAAATCTTCCTTGTCCTCGAGGACGTCCTCAATGTCTCTGTCTGAGAGAATCGTGAAGAAGGCTGAGCCCACATAGACCTGGGGAATGGCATAGGGCTGTTCGCTCCACTCCCTTGGAACTTGCATCTTCACACGCACTGCAGAGCCAAACCACCGTGGAATCCGATCAACAGCAGACTGGACTTGCATCGCCAGAGATCTGAGCTCAGAAGTGAACTTATTCACGAACTCATCGACATACTCTTCAAGTGGAACAGCATCCATGACCTGATCAGTCAAACCCGTTGTATCGATAGCCACTCGAGCTGACTCTAGCATCAGAAATTCTCTGACTAACATGCGCACAGAGCTACTATTCGCCATGGTCTTACGCACTTCTACCCCCTAGGGCAGCCTCGATCTTCTCTTTGGGTATCTCTTTCATCTCCCAGTCGTATACTGGAAGGCCAAGTTCAAGGATCACCTCAGCGTATCGAGTGTTGATGAAATTTCCCTTGTTGACGTCGTCCTTCACAATACCCGGAAACCCAATCAGGTCGACGATGATGCCCACCGGTTTCCAGTTGTCGACGATGAACTCACTGCGACGGGACTCATATGGATCGAAAGAGTCCCTATCAAGGATGTACTTGCCACTTCCGCCGCCCCAGGCCTCGGGCCCCCTGAAAGAGAGGGGACGCTTTGGGACGCCTGAAGATGCGTACTTCTTTAGTGCCTCTGGTGGAGCCTGCCCGTGGTACCCGCTGTTCACAGTGTTCATGTCGTTCGAGGCAAGAGTTGTCCTGCCCTTCACGATGACTCCGACAGTGCCCCATGAGCTTGAGAACTTGTTTGAACCCGGGAGGTATCCGCTCGTTGAGATCTCGTTCTTTCCTGAGAGATTGAGGAAGTTCCTCAGCTTGTTCTCCCAATCGAGGCCACCGGTCCAGTGGATTTTGATGAGGGAGTCGATGAATCTGTGGTCAGCCTCGGCAGCCCATGCCCTTTTCACATCCCTCGCCATTGGCTTGTTGACGAGGCTTCCCTGCCGAGGGTCCTCAAAGGTGGGATCGTCGAGGTTAGCCATGTAGTCGATGCCCTTCGTGCGGGACTGGAATCCTTTGAGATCCTCGAGAAGAATTTCACGGACTAATTTGCGAAGCTGCATTGAGCCACTCCTTTGCGAGGTTAGATTGCTTTCTCTTCATGTAAGGGATCTTGAATTCTTCGATAGTCTGGAAGATCTGGGTCCACATCTCACCCTTTGTCATTGGTGACCTTCCTTCAAACTCCCGCCACTTGTTGGGACTAGTGTGGTCGAGGACATCCTTGAGTGTGTTGTAGGTCGATTCCGTGAGGACGAAACCGATGGGCTTCCAATTGTCGACCAGGAACTCATTGTATCCCTGTTCATCGGGTCTGAAGGAATCCTCATCGAGGATGTAGCCTGCGCCCTCGAAGGTGTCCCTGTAGGACTGGGGCCTCTTGGGGACCCCAGAGTGCCTGTACTTCCACATCCTTGAGAACTGTCCGGGGCCGGAGAAGTATCCGGTGTAGAGTCTGTTCATGTCGTTGTGGGCGATGGTGGTCCTGCCTTGGAGCTGGAATCCGGCGCCACCCCAGCCCCAGTTGGTGTAGGGAGGCTTCAGGTATCCCATGGTGGAGATCTCGTCCTTCCTGCCGCTACTGAGGAACTTCCTCATCTTTTCTGGGTTGATGTCCTTCATCCAGTGGATCTTGGTGACGGATTCCATAAACTGATGGTCGGCTTCCTCCTTCCAGGCGGTCTTGAGTGCCCTTGCATTCTTTCGAGCTTCACGATCTTCCTCGAAAGTGGGGTCTTTCTCGATGTCAATTCTGTACTCATGGGATGCCGCCTTCTTTCTGAAGCCCGTCAGGTCCTCACTGAGGATTGACCTGATGAGGTTGCGGACCAGGGACTCACCCATCGCCATGGACCAGAATTTGTCCTGAGCCCTCTTGCTACAGTAGGTCTCCACGACCTCCGCCATGGGAACTTTCATGTAACCCAGTTCCTCAAGCCCGTATCCAATCATGATCATGCTCTCGGGTTCATACCCGAATTTTCCCGCGCATGGAGCCGCAATCTCTGACCAAGTGTCCCAAGCGCGCTGGTCGAGAGTATCGGGGTCTTCCATCTCGATGCTGCTCATTGAGGAGACCCGTAGCCAACCAGACTTCAAGAGAGCGTCCTGTGCATCTATTATTTCGTCATCCAAGCGTATGAAGTCGTCTCGATCGAAGCCCGGATTGAGATGCATGTACGCCCATGTCGGATGGGTGAAGCTGTCGTCGATCCAGTGCGTCACACCGGTTGGCTCCACCCACGCGAGGCTCCCCATCGAGTTGCATATGCGATTTGTGGATGGTGCTGGCCTGTCTATCGTCGTCACTTATCCGCTCCTTCCAGCGCTAGGACCTTCAGTTGTCTTATCACCAGAGTACCTCATACTTCAGACCGAGCTCCTCAGCGTACTCAGCCTCTTCTTGTGGCCCATAGCATGTGTCCACGACCCAGTTGTCTATGACCACTTCCTCAAGGTCGTAGCTGAACGCCCCTTCCTCGTCTATCGGAAAGTCGCTGTCGGGCGACAGGGCGGAAGGTCTCTTTGCGAGTCCTGAGCCCTTCATCCTCTCGATGTCTTTCGGTGTCGCCTTGCTGAGCCTCTCAGTGGCTGCGTCCTGCGTAGAGACGAGGGTGACACGGTACTTCTTGAAGGTGAAGTAGGGGCCGGTCGCAAATCCTATGAAGTCCTTTGGATTTGCCGGGGGAATGTATCCGAAGCAGCTTAGCTCATTCCTGCTGGGGATGTGGATGCCCGGTATCCTTCCTGGCGTGACCTTTCCCTCTGGGAAGTAGTCAGTGAGAGAGCTACCTCCCGAATAGAGTCCGAGGAAGTGGATCACCTGCATCTTCTTCGGGTCCTGGAAGAAGGCGTGGTCAGCGAATCGGTTCCAGGACTTCTTGATCTTCCTCCTGTAGTCGGTGGTGGCCCTGTCGCCGTACTTGAGCCCACCACCCTCAGAGTCGTCTGTGTCGACGTCCGGACCTGGGATCCTTCTTCCACGTGTGATGTCAGCCAGGGTCTTCTCCTGCAGTAGCATCTCCCTGATCAGATGTCTTATCATCTCGTCACTTTCCTCTCTACACCGCGCTCATCGTAAATAAGTATCCCTGATGGTATATCATGCCTCTTGAAGCTTTCGAGAATCTCATCAATTCCCACGTCTCGTATCCGATCATCGGGCACCACAATCCCCTCGATTTGCCAGTTGTCAAGCAGAGCTTCAGGCCAACCCATTGGAGAGTCATTGACCTCTCTGGACGATGGAGAAAACACGGTCTTCGCATCGAAGTTGATCTTCTCGGCAGGCGCAATCTCATCTGCGGAGTAGACGAGGTGGTCCTCCCATGAGCGGGCAAGCTGGGTGCTGAAGTCATCGCTGAAATCAGGCTCAGATCCCGGCGACTTTGGTCCTGGATACTTGTTCCAGCCGGACGACTTCTCCCTGTGTGTCATCTTCTCGATGTCCATGACGCTCGGAAGTCTTCTGAACGCGTTAGAGTTGAGATCGGCGTTGGCGACAAGCGTGGGATGACCCTTCAAGACAACGCCATAGATGTCAGACCAACCAAGAGAGAATGGCTTCCAGGGCGGAGACCTGTATGGGAATGTCGAGATCTCATCCCTTCCCTTAGGCTTCCGCAGGAGCTTTGCGATGTTGAGGAACCCGTTCCAGTGGATGAACGTGACGCTGTCGAAGGAGGAGATGTCAGCCTCTTTCTGCCACATGGTCTTCAGCACCCTTCCAAAGTTCCTCCGCTCGACTGGCCCATGGGTCTTTGTGGCCATGTGGGTCGCGAGGTTGGCGTTCATCCGGCGCGTGAAATCGTCCTCCTGGAGGAGCATCTCTCTGATCAGGCGGCGTATCATATCTTCTCGCACTTGAGACCGATCTTCTTCGCGTAGGCCATATTCTCCTCGCGGCAATAGTAGGTATCGATGATCCAGTTGTCGATGACGACATCCTGTAGTATCCTGCGTTCTCCAATCCCTTCTAGGTCCAGAGGAAAGTGCTTGTGCGGAGTGTTGGCCGGCGGTCTCTTGGGAAGCCCTGAGCTTTTGAACTTCTCGTAGTCTATGGCTGATGCCAGGCTCATGAGCTCAGTTCCAAGATCGTACAGAGACGCCAAAGTGATGCGGTACTTCTTGAAGGTGAAGAACTCATCCCTGAACACGCCAAACTCATTGGTGCGCAGCATGCTCATCTGATCTTCTGTGGGATTGACGATTCCGAAGCAGTTCATCTCGTTCTTGCTCGGAAAGTCTATTCCCGGTATCTTTCCAATCGTGATCTGCTTTAGCGGAAAGTAGTCTTTCAGCGACCTCTTGCCCGAGAACAGACCGAGCTTGTGATAGACGTAGAGGTTCTTCGGATCCTGGAAGAAGGACTGATCAGCATTCTGGTTCCACTGGGACTTCATCTTCCGCCTGTAGTCCGAGGTGGCCTTGTTATACATGTAGTCCAGAGGAGGCTGATAGTAGGGATTGAGGTTGACTCCCGGCGGAGCCTCTTCTTGCGAGGGTGTCTTGACGATGTCCTCAAGCGACTTCTCGCGTAAAAGCACCTCACGGACGACTCTCCTCACCTCCTGGAGCTCGATATCCTCAGTATCCATGGGGTCGAGTGGGACGTCCTGAGCAGACGGCATCGTGAATATCTCTTTGTTCATAGTCCGCTCTCCGTCACGAGGTCCCAGGGTCCGTATGTCTTGAATTTCAACGCCTTCTCTTTTGCTTCTGACCAAGTATATTGGTGTTCGTTTCCAATGTCACTGATCTGGCCAATGGCGTAGTAGAGGAACGCAGGCATCTCGAGGTTCCTGCCGTTTGACTTGTCGACCACGACTGCCATGTCCTTCACCACGAAGGCGTGGCCGAAAGTCGTGCCCTCGAGGGGTCCCTGTCCCATCACTTCAGCATGGACGAGAATGTACCTCGACTCGTTCTCTGGAGTGAACGTGCATTCATCCATGATGAACTTGAATGCTGCCTCATAGCAGTCCCCGAGCGCTTGCTTCTTTCTCGATTTTCTTGGCATGCTGTAACTATGCTAAGCGAGCGATGAGTTCATATCACTAGGAAATGATAACGATGATGCCAAGCCTCTGCAGTTCATCGATCACCGGAGTGCCCCTCTTCCTGTAGACCTTGGAGAGGGGTGACTCTTGCCACCCGCTCGCGTCCTCTCTTGCGGATGACTGCTTACAGTCATCCTCCTCGTCGTAAGGAGTGAGAATACCAGGCGTCGAATCGAGCTGAGCACTTGACACGTCAGGACGATTGTTGAGATAGTAAGCCCAGACCCTTCTGGCCTCTGGTGAGACCATCGCCCTGTCAGACATGATGCCAGCATCTCCTGCGATCTCCATCGCGATATCATAGAGGAGTGGGCCGAGTCCCTCACGGTCAGTGCCAGAAAGTATGACCTCATACGCACCGAGGCAGTTTCCAATTCCGAGTGACCTCTGCATGATGATCTCTCCGATTGGACCGCAAGAGATTTTCCATCCGCCTTTGCCGAAGCGTGTCCTCTTCACTGTGAAGACGATTCCTTCCTCGGCTGCTCGTTCCGGTGTGTACATCGCCTCAGTGAGGAGCATCTCACGTATCAGCTCCCTTATCATCGTGTCCTCAGCATCTCTTTGAAGGGTGCCATGTCCTTGGGCGTTCCGTTATTCGTGTAGACAGGGAGATCAGAGGTGACGAAGAGCTTCACCAGATTCTCGTAGCTCTCTTCAAGCTTTCTCTTTCCGAGGACCGGAACGCTCTTCTTTAGATCATTGATGAACCAGAGGGGAGCGATGAGTCCTGTTGGACGCCAGTTGTCCAAGATGAGCTCGTTACCGAGGTACTGACTGCCGAAACTCTCCCCGTCGAGGATGAACCCCTTCGCTTTTTCTGGACTGAATTTGCTTGCTCGTCTCGGAAGGCCGGAAGTCTTGCTGTACTTCTCAATCTCACCTGGATCAATCTCACGGTAGTAACCGGAGACGATGGCATTCATGTCATTCGCCGCGAGGGTGGTCCTTCCCTGGACCATGATGCCGAACTCTCCCCACTGGCTGACGCTGGGCTTGCCGATGTATCCCATCGTGGAGATCTCGTCCTTGCCGCTCGCATTGAGGAAAGAGCTCATCTTCTCGAATACCCGGTACGGTGACTTTGGCATGCCGGCAATCCAGTGAACCTTGATCAGGGACTTGAAGAACTCGTGGTCGGCCTCCTGTGACCAGATGCTCTTCAGTTCCCTTGGCAGTTTCTTGGGATCTTTTGAACCGTAACTGATATTCGAAGTCTTTGAAGTGAAACCCTCAAGACCCTCACGAAGCAATGACCTCACGATGTTGCGAATGAGGGACTCACCCATTAGTTTGGCCCAGTATGCTTCACTTGCTCTTTTGCTGCAATACTTCTCTATGAAGTCACCGACGGTGGTCTTGAAGTATTCTCTGATTCCGTAGCCAGTCGAAACAGTCATCTCCTTCTCTGGAGGGACCTGTCTCGCACATGAGGCAACGATTGTCAACCAGGCATCCCAAGCAGCCTGAGAGATGGAGCTGATGTTGCGTACGTCGATGTCTACGACAGATGAGACTCTGATCCACCCGCGCTCAAGAAGTTGCAGAGAACTCTGTGCAGAGTCAGGCACGTATGGACTGTTCTCCCGGTCTGGATTGTGGTATATGAAAGCCCACATGCCATGAGTGTGCGTCATGCCTATCCAGTGAATCTTACCATTGGGTTCTATCCAAGCCAGCGAGGTGAGAGGACTGCACATCCTGTTGATCGATGGTGGCGACTCTTCTCTCATATTTCATCCTCCGACAATCTCTGGTCGAATATCATCCTGAAAAGCTGGCGGAGGTAGAAAGTGAGATTCTCTATGCCAATGCTGGAACAGAACTTCATGCAGTCCTCGTGGTTCTTCTCAAGTGTCCGGAGGCCTGGCGGCTCATTCTTCAGACTGTAGGAATAGTTCAGGAAGTCTCGATCCTGAAAGCCGCAGTCATCCTCTTCAGGCGGCGTCTTTGGGTCGTTGATGTCATCGAAGGGTGATTTTATAACGTCGTCTCGGTCATAGTACCTCGACCAGACATAGCCCGCCAGCCTGCTGGTCTCCACCCTGTCTGAGGCTAGCCCGCCTGTGTACCAGATCGCTGCCTCGTAGGCAGCAGGTCCCATACCGGATCTAGCGACTGAAGCTGCCTTTGTCACCACCTTGGCGCCGTTGCAGGGTTCGGTCTCTGTAATCCACCTGATGCCTGACCTCACGATAGGATCCTCTTCTATCGAGTCCTGTATCATGTTGTAGTCAACGGGAAGCCCCGCCTCCTCGTATTCTCTAGCCAGTCGATAGACAATGCTGGGATCGTAAATCATCAGGTATCCTGCTGAATCGGGACTACCCACAACACACACGGCCAATCCAGCGCTCGCAGCCCTTGAAGTCGGAGACGTTGACTCCTGCAGGAGCATCTCTCTTATGAGTTGACGTATCACGGCAGTCTCTTCATGAAACTCTCGATCGCCTGCCAGTCACCCTCAGCCAGGGGCTTATTGTTATCGAATATGTTGTGGTATCTCTCGGGGTCTGAGCCTGCATTCATTCCGAGGTCAAGCCAGGCGTTCACCACAGTGCGGGTGGGCTTCCAGATCTCTAAGGAGTAGGCATTGGAGACCTTGCCCCAACCGTTGCGAAGGAGGGTCCTCATGGCGACCGATCTCACCTCTGACTGAATGTCGGAGTTGTAGTATAGTTCTCCCATGTTGGAGAACTCCGGGATTGTTTTGCCTGTGAGAGGACGCCCACCCTGTCTCTTCCAATCGTCCATCTTCTTGCCCATTGGAGACTTGGCATCATAGACAGCCTGCTCCTCTGGTGTCCTGGGTGGTGGAGGGTCTATGGGACCGCACTCCACTTCAAGAGCGGCCTCAAACTGTGGCATGAGTGACGGGTTCCTGCCTATGTGGAAGGCTGCCCACTCCCCATGGTCTCGCTGTTCGGGATTGTAATGGTACACTCCATCGGGATCGATCCAACCCACAGAGTGGGTGGTAGACGATGTAAAACCGGAGGGAGGAGATGACTCATTGAGTATGCCTCTCACGAGACTCCTGACGAGTGACTCGTTCTTTTCGAACCTCTTCACTTTGCTCAGCACGTCTTTCCTCGTTTCCTGATATTCATCGCCGGTGCCTCCGACCTTACCCGTGTCTACGACCTTCGGGTAAGCCTTCTTCGGGTACTCCTTCCACCTCTTGATGAACTTCGGTGGGATCCATCCACGGTAGGCGAATGTTCCCTTACGCGTGATGCCTGTGGTGAGGAATGACATTATCTTCGAGTCAATGTCCTTCATCAGGGCGCTGAACTCTTCGTCCTTTGCCCATTCGAGTCCAGCCTCCGGAGCCTCACCAATGTCCTTGCCATAGGCTACTGTGGTGTTAGCAAGGCGGACTGTGCGTATGATGTTCTTGAAGTGCTGTTCCCTTGCGATGGTGTGCTTCCCACCGGGCTCGGAAGTCGTTGTAACATTCCAACCGTAAGTCTCAGGGTTCCACGTCTCGTTCTTCTTGATGCGGTCAGACTGGGTGAGCGTGTATTCTCTATCGAGATTGAACCAGCTCAGGTTGTCCTCGTCAGGAACTATTCTGGTGATGTCTGGAATCTCGACCTTGAGGATGAGGGGCTTCCCACCATACCAGATGGCCGACCTGGTTGCGTAGTTCTCTGCAGTGTGCGGGTCCATGGTGAAGTAGAGGTTCTTCGAGGAGTAGCCTTCGATCTGGTCACCGTACGCGTCTTCGAACTTTCCAGGAAGCATCCCTTTCTTCTCGATATCCGGCCAGCGTGCTGTAGTTGTGCCGTGATATGCCATAATTGTTCCCCGCACGCCACCGACTGCAATGTCCGTGGTCCTGGGCGCGCTCCCAGCCTGACCTATCGTCTGGCCCTCATATTTGTCGTCTGGTGAGAAAATCTTGTAATCGGGTGTCACTCTTGGGTCGACCTGCATGAGGTGATTGAAGAGCTTCTTGAGAGCAATCTCCTTGCCGACAAAGGCAACGTCCCCCGACGGCATGACGTATGACTTGTCCTTGACTGTCTTTTTCGGTGTGCTGGCTCCCCTTCGAGACTGGTGATCTGTCCAAGTGGCGTCAAGGCTAACGCGCTTATTGACAGTGTCAACGAGGAGGTACTCGAAATTAGCGCCTACGGGACCATAGTATATGTGAGTGTCAGGGATGTCGGAAGGCTTCTTCCAATTTTCGCCAGCGCTGCCAGGAACTCTCTTGAGATACTTGAACGTGGAGTCCTTGTACTCTTCCTTCCTCGGCGAGCTCTTCTCATAGAGACCGAGAGCAACTAGCTCCTCTGCCTTCCTTAGCTGCTCAGGTGTGAGGTCGTAGTCCTTTCCTGAGCAGCGCCTGTAATCTTCAGAAATTGAACCGGGAATTTCGACTGGTTCGCCGCCAGGCCCGACTGCATAGTAGAGCACATAACCTGCCGCTATTGGACGGGCATAGTATTTGGATTCTGTAGGGACTCGGTCATTAGGAGCGTTCCGTAGCTCCAACAGCAGAACTGTCTCTCTTATCAGATCTCTTAAGACTATAGAAGCTCTAGACTCTCTCTTGTTAAATGAAAATGTGCTTGCCATCTCAACCTGCTTTTGTAGTTCTTCTTGTGTGGCCTTTGGAGATCTTCCCCAGTCGGGCGTGGACCTGTCACTGAGATAGCTAGCCGAATCTATCTCGTAGGCATCTCTTGGTATCGCGCCGTGGGTGTATAGGATTCCCGTGTGCGATAGACCGGGCACGACCCACACGGGAACACCAGAGTCGATGCCAGCCCTACACGCCTGCTTGATGGAGACCTTGTCATCTCTCTCACCAATCATTACGTAGCTACCAAACGGAAGCTTTGGCGCCGGCGCAGTGGTCCATCCCCTGTAGATCGCCGGCGCCAGCATCACTACGCGTGGCATCTCATCAATCATCTTCAATCTGACTGCCTGCGCCAAGATTGCAGCGCCCCTGCTGTAGGCAACTATGTTGTCGTCGTCGGGATCAGCCACAGCGTCATTGATCGCCTTGGCGACCTTGATCACCTCGTCAAGCTCAACTGGCCCGCCCTTGTGGAGCGCCGGTCCCATGAGACCAAGCGTACGCATCAGGTCGAACTTGTCCATGCCGGCACCGTGGATGCCTATGTTCTCTTTCAAGCGCTTTGACTTTCTCATTGCAATAACTATAAACTCTGACCGTTCAGGTTACAAGATCAGAGGAGCATAGATGCAAAGATGACCAACAGCATGAAGATCCTCACCTACATGACTCCGCGTGAGATCGGCGATGGCTATGGATTCACGAGCGTCATCTCACCAGAGGAGGGAGTGTACCTCCTCGTCTCAGAGGTCCACCACGGCGGCGGAATCTCCCAGTATGATGAGACCCTGGTGTTCCCATGCCGAGAGAACGGAGACACGATCTGCCTCATTGAGCTACACTCTGGAACGGACACTGCCGACGCGATCAGGTCAGTAGAGAAGTGGTGGGACAGGGGTGAGTACGATCGACTGGTCGAATCCCGCCCGTGACTTTGTTTCCAGATGCGATGTCCAATTCCAACTGAGCATATTATATTGCTCACGAGGTGAGCGCACCAATGACCACGATCGAGCAGAAGTACCGGAAGCTCTCGGACATCGAGCATGTCCTGCTCCGACCCGGCATGTATGTGGGTTCCACAAAGACCCGCGAGGAGGATGCCTGGCTCCTCACCGAGCCTAGCAAGTTCGAGCGCCGCAAGGTGACCGTGAACCCCGCCCTCATGAAGATCTTCGACGAGATCGTGAGCAACTCGGTCGATGAGCACCGCCGGAACCCGAAGCTCAATGAGATCCAAGTGACGGTCGACCTCGACCACGGTTCGATCTCAGTCTGGGACAACGGCGGAATCCCTGTCGTGAAGCATGCTGACTATGGTGAGTGGGTTCCTGAGATGATCTTCTCGAACCTCAAGGCTGGCTCTAACTTCAACGACGATGAGGAGCGTCTGGTCGCAGGCACCAACGGCGTCGGTTCGACCCTCACAAACATCTTCTCCAAGAAGTTCCGGGTGCGGACCGCAGACCGGAAGAGCTCGTTTGAGCAGATCTTCAGCGACAACATGCGCCAGCGGAGCGTTCCCGAAGTTGAGAAGACCCGTGAGGGCTTCACTGAGATCTACTTCGAGCCTGACCTCCAGCGATTCGGAATGGAGTCGATCGATTCCGATCACCTTGAGCTCATGCGGAAACGCTGCGTAGATCTCGCGGCGTGCAACCCGAGCCTTCGGATGTCGTTCAACGGCACCGACTACCGGTTCTCCTCATTCAAGGAGTACTGTGGACTCTACGCTCCAGGCGTGATCTACGAGGAGTCGGGTCGCTGGAAGGTCGGTGTCCTTCCGTCTGAGGGTTCGTTCTCTCAGGTCTCTTTCGTGAACTCAGTGGAGACCAAGGACGGCGGATCGCACGTCGATTCGGTCGCGGCTGGAGTCATCGAGTGGATCCGCGAGAAGGTTCGCCGGAAGCACAAGGTAGACCTAAAGCCCTCTGAGCTCCGTAACCACTTCTTCTTCCTCGTCCAGGCCGACATCGTCAATCCGGCGTTCTCCTCCCAGACGAAGGAGAAGCTCATCACTGACGCACGGGAGTTCGGCTCCAAGTTTGAGATGAGCGAGCGGACCCTGAAGCAGGTCCTCGCCTCCGAGGTCGTCCAGCGAATCCTCGACTGGGCGCAGCAAAAGGCACTTGCTGACGAGCGCAAGCAGCTCCGTGAACTCAACAAGAACCTCGCGAAGGGCAAGGTGCTGAAGCTCATCGATGCGAAGCTCAGGCTCGACCGCGACCGGTGCACCCTTGCCCTGTTCGAGGGAGACTCGGCGTCGTCAGCGTTCCGCAAGTACCGGGACACCATGACCCAGGGCGCCTTCCCGCTCCGTGGTAAGTTCATCAACGTTGCAGAACTGCCGAGCACCCGTGTCATCCAGAACCAGGAGGTGAAGGACCTGCTCACTGCGATCGGTCTGAAGATGGGTGAGGAACCCAAGGACCTCCGCTATGGCAAGATCCTCATCTACTCCGACGCTGACCCGGACGGTGACTCCATCGCCGGGCTCCTGATGAACTTCTTCGGGCGATACTGGCCTGAGCTCTTCGACCAGGGTCGAATCTGCCGGGTCATGACCCCGCTCGTGGTCGCCAAGAAGGGGAGTGAGACGCTGTCCTTCTATTCCAACGCCGACTTCGAGGAGTGGGTAGGCAAGACGAAGGACCTGAAGAAGTGGGACATCGCCTACAAGAAGGGACTTGCGGCGCTCGAGGATGAGGAGTACAAGGAGATCATCCAGAATCCTCGAATGTTCTCCATCGCTGGCGGCAAAGAGCTGAAGACGACTCTCGACACCTGGTTCGCCGGAGACTCGGCTCCTCGAAAGGCTAAGATCATTGGCTGTGAAGAGGAAGCCGAATCGGGAGACTAAACACCCTCAGAGTTCACGAAGTGACCCTGGTTGCGGAGCTCTCCGACTATCTCTTCAATGCCGGCGACTGGCACCAGGTTCCATCCGTTCTCCCGCAAGTATCTCGTCGAGTCAGCGAGCGTCTCTTTTGAGACCGGACGAACTCCTTTCCTCGAGACCCACTCGATATTGTCGCTTCCACCGAGGGGACTGAAGTCTCCCTTGTCGAACGTGTACACGGTGAAACGGTGGGATCTCAGTGATGGGATGTCGCTCCTGTCCACGAGGAGGTTCATGCTGTCAGTCCTGAGATTCACGCCCATGTCAGCCAGTGACTCAATGACATCGACTTCATCGCCACTGACGACCGCTCTTGGCGTGTCGCGGGGAAGCGAGTAGAACGGAGCCCACTCGAAAGGAGACGCATAGACGAGCTTCTCCCTCCTCCCACCGACTTCGTCACCTGTCGAGATTCCTGATTCGCTACCGTCATCGCTGAACCAGAACTCACGGGGCTCGAAGCTGGAGATCTCCGACGAGGGCGAGACGTGGTAGACGTACTGTTCTCTGGCCAACATTTCCCTGATGAGTCTTCTAATGAGCATGCCATAAATAGTTATCCACATGAAGTCCGATAAGTTGATACGCATGCTGATTCGAGAAGAGCTCATCAGGCAAAGTGAAGTATCACCCGAGCACTCCGATCTGATAGCTTCACTCCTGGATGCCGCTGACTCTCATCCAGAGTTCAAGGGCTACGACCTCGTGAAGGGTCCAGAGCGTGACGTGGCAAGACTAATCATCACTGACGAGATGGGCACTCCCGTCGGCTTTATGACTCCCAGATTCGACAGGGGCTTCTGGCGCACTGGTGCAATCTACACGCACCCTGATGTCAGGGGAAAGGGATACGCGAGGAAGGCGATCATTGAATTCTTCAGTGACCCGTCCCACAGGCCCGCCAGGGTCTGGATTGCTGACATGAACCCCGAGTCCATCAGGGCTTTCACAGGTGCCGGTTTCATACAGGGTGAGCGCCACGATCTCAGTCAAAGTCCAGCGGACAAGGGAAAATATTATGAGCTACACTAATCTTCGTTCGCTCATCCGAGAGATGGCTGGCCCTCTTGGTCTCTATGCTTTCTCTGACGAGAGGCAGATACTGCCTAGTCCTCCTCCCGGCGAGAAGAACACGGCGGCTGAGACAAGGCTCTTCCAGAAGATAGTCAAGTCAGTCGAGCGTAACGCAAAACTGGACGTGAGGGCTGCTGAGACCATCAAGGGAATACTCCGCGACGGCCTGTACCAAGACATGCTTCGAGAGCCAGAAGCCGAAATGCTCTACAGGGGCATGATTCTGAGCTCAAAAGAGATAGAAGCTCTACTTGGAACTAAGGACTGGATCCAAGCCCACAGAGGTGGACTCGCAGGAGACTTTGTATTCAGGCCCCGTGGAGGATCTGCCTCTTCGTGGACAACTGACAAGAGCGTGGCAAGCAATTTCACTGGTACTTCTTGGCTGTCGCCCCAAAGAGATAGAAACAAGACCAAGGTCGTAATGACAGCTCGGAGGTCGAGCAATCCCTTCTGTTTCTTTGAGCTCAAGCCATTTTATCCGTTGTTATCAAACTATGATTTTTATTCCGCCGAGAGCGAAGCCGTTGGCCTCGGAGACATTAAGTTCGAATTCGTGGAGATGGGACATTGAAAAGCCTAAATGATACTAGCATGAAGTCTCTTCGAGGCCTCATCCGAGAGATGTGTAAGAAACCCGAATACTGGGGTCGCGGCGGCGCCGGAATCATGTTCCGCTGTCCCGATGACGACACGGTCCTTCTTCTCCTGCGCGCTCCTTGGGTCGCCCAGGGCGGGACATGGGGTATACCCGGCGGCGGGGTCGAGGAAGGTTGGTTCGAGACTCCGATTGAGGATCCCATCACTGATCCTATGGTGTTCCGGAACGCGGCTTTCCGTGAGGCGGTCGAGGAGTGTGGCTCGCTTCCTCCCGGATTCTCGCCATCTCAGGTCGTAGGGCAGACGGTCTACGAGGACTGCGGTTTCCAATATGTCACCCTCCTCGCCGACATCACCCTGGAGCAGAAAGAAGGGTGGCACCTCGAGTCCAACGACGGTGAGACTGACGACTTTCAGTGGGTCCCGAGGTCGAAGCTGAATCCCGGCGCTAGCTTGATGGGAAGTCGTCTCCACTTCGGAGTGGAGTACACGCTCTCTAAAATGTGAGATGCCAGTGTTCAACTCCGTGCACCTGTATTATAATGGTCAAGGAGGTCACATTGGCAGAGACCCAGCAAGTATCAGTCCGCAAGGTCGAGGACTTCTTCGACAATGAGTACAAGGGGTACGCGGTCTACACGATCGAGAACCGCGCAATCCCGTCCGTGATCGACGGCTTCAAGCCATCTCAGCGGAAGATCGCATATGCGGCAAACCGGCTGTGGAAGACGGGCAATGAGAAGCCCATGAAGGTCTTCCAGCTCGGTGGTCAGGCTGCGGCAATCTCGTTCTTCCACCACGGTTCGCTCGATGGTACCATCATCGGGATGACCCAGGAGTTCAAGAACTCGATGCCCATCTTCCAGGGCATCGGCCAGTTTGGCTCCCTCCGGTCCCCTGAGCCCGGCGCTGCCCGATACATTGGCGTGAAGTTCAACGAGAACTTCAAGCTCCTCTATAAGGACTTTGAGCTCGTCACGCCGAAGTTCGAGGAGGGCGAGGAGATCGAGCCTCAGTTCTTCCTGCCCATCATCCCCACGGTGCTCCTCAACGGCGGGTCTGGAATCGCGGTCGGGTTTGCGACGAACATTCTCAACCGCCATCCCCTCGACCTCGTGGACGCTTGCCTCGCCCAGCTCGATAAGAAGAAGCTTCCGGTCCTCCGTCCCTGGATCAAGGGATTCCACGGGACCTTCGAGCAGTCGGCAGAGAACAAGAAGACCTGGGTGATCCGTGGCGCCTTCGAGGTGAAGAACACGTCGACGGTCGAGATCACTGAGATTCCCCCGTCGTTCACGTACGAGAAGTATGAGTCCCTCCTCGACTCCTTGGTTGAGAAGGACATCCTCGCCTCCTACGATGACCACTCATCGGACCGGGTCCGATATGTTCTCAAGTTCCCGCGCACGATCCTCGCTGAGTACATCAAGAAGGACAAGCTCGGTGACCTGCTGAAGATGCGGGAACAGGAGACTGAGAACCTGACGACCCTTGATGAGAACGGCAAGCTCAAGGTGTTCGATTCACCCGATGACATCGTGAAGTACTTTGTTGACTTCCGGTTGGATTACTATGGTCGTCGCAAGGCCTACCTTCTGAGTGAGCTGGGTAACGATCTCAAGGTCCTCTCTGCGCGCGCAAAGTTCGTCAAGGCGATTGTCGACCGCGTGATCGAGGTCGCAAACGTGAAGAAGGCTGATATTGAACGGGGGATCGAGTCCCTGGGAATCGAGCGCGGCGAGGACGGATATGAGTTCCTGTTCTCGATGCCGATCCACACCCTCACCGCCGAGAAGTATGCTGAGCTTCTCAAGCGGCTTGAGTCGAAGCAGAAGGACTACGACAAGGTGCTGAAGACTGAGCCTGCTGACTTCTACAAGCAGGACCTCAAGGACCTCAAGAGGCAACTAGAGAAGTCTGCCTGATGTTGGAACTTGCTAGCGGTAAGCAAGTGGACTCTGGGGCGCTAGTTCGACTCAAGCCCGATCCAAGCTTCGCCACATGGGACCAAATGTACGGCGGCAAGATTGCGGTCCTCGTCGGGAGAGAGTGGTCAAGAGAGTTGGGAAAGTTTCTGTACACTGTGCTGGTCGATGGTAATGTCATCTACGTAGAGCAGGAGGACATCGGTGAAGAAATCAACTGCGAATGAAATCATCCCATGCGCTCCGAACCAGTTGCGCCTCCTCCACGGCACCGTCATCCTTGTGTGCGAGGTCGACGGCGTTCGTGTTGATGTGCTGCACGACAACGGCAAACAAGAGGGCTTCTACAAGAAGTGGCTTGAGAACAACACTGCCGTCATCAAGAACGTAGGCTGAGTTTCGAATGCGCAGGACAGAGAAGATTCAGATCTCCTTCTTCAAGGGTGACCGCCATGAGTGGCATCACCGCTTCATTCGCTGGTGGACTAAGAGTCCCTACTCCCATGCCGAGATCGTCCTTGACGGCGATACATGGGTCTCTATCTCTCCATTCCTCTTCACAAGAGTCGCAGCCCGTGTGCGGACACATGTCCCGGAAGACGAGTGGGACTACCTCGACTTCAGAGTAACTCCAGAAGAGCTCCACGCGCTGAAAGACTTCATCTCAGAGACCACGGGAGACGGCTACGACTGGATCGGAATGCTCCTCTCACAGGTCCTACCCGTGATCGTGAAGGGAAAGGGGCGATGGTACTGCTCCCAGTGGATTGCGCATGCCCTCAGCCACGCTGGGATTGTGAAGTGGAAGAAGCTCGGGATCTATGAGTTTCCTGACCTCCACCCAGGTCGCCTGTTTGAGATTCTCTCAAAGGTCGAAGAGCTTCCCTTAGAAGACTCTGAAGACATCAACATCTCTCCGCAACATATCACTACCGGCTCTATGGCTGATTGAAACAGGGATAAGCGCATGACAAGTGAATCTCACCAGATCCATGGAATGGATCTGCGAAATCTGGACTGCATGGAACTCCTCACCTCCATTCCAAGCGAGAGCGTGGACGTCATCATCGCGGATCCCCCTTACTTTGAGATCGTCGGAAACGACTGGGACCACCAGTGGAAGAGCGAGGGTGAGTACATCGCGTGGTGCGACGCCTGGGTGCGGCAGTGCTCAGCGGTCCTGAAGCCTGGGGGTGCCATGTACGTCTGGGGGACGACCAAGACCGACACTTTCCTACGCTTCAAACTCAACGTGATGAACGGGGTCTCGAGCCTAGAGTACCGCAACTGGATCGTCTGGTCCTACGACTGGGGTGGACGCACCAAGAAGACCTGGCCACGAAAGCACGAGGACTGTCTCATGTACTCGAAGGGTCCCGAGGTCCGTTGGTATCCAGAGAATGTGGAAGTCCCCCGTAAGGTGACTAAGAACCTGCGCACTGGCGAAGAGTTCGAGCGCGGCAAGGTGCCTACTGACGTGTGGCAACAGAACAATCACACGACCAGTCGAGAGTACTGTGGCTGGCACCCGACCCAGAAGCCTGTTGCTCTATTGGAGAGGATGGTGCTAGCCCACACAGCGCCCGGAGACATCATCCTCGATCCGTTCTCTGGTTCTGGATCTACGGCAATTGCGGCTCTGAAGAACGGGCGCCAATTTGTCGGAAGCGAGAAGGACACTAACTACTACAACAAGTCCCTGGAGCGGATCAAGGAACTCGTTGGGGCTGGCTGACTACTTACTGTAAGCCAGGGTGGTGATTGAGAAAGAGGTCTTGGTTCATAGAAGAAGGCTCATTGGCCAGACTCCGCATCGATGAAGATGGATTCACAGATGTCGCGCTGTTTAAACAGGACTGCGACGGCTACGTCAAGAACCACTGGATAGAAATTGGCAAACTATGCGTTGTGCTGGAGAGTGGCCGGACATTCACAAATGTACTACTAGATGGCATGACAGGTGTAGTTCCAACTAGACAGTTAGAGGTGATACATGAGCAGGACAACGCCTGAGTCTGGAGATCTGATAAAACTGGCCTGCAAGTTCTCTGGTCAGAATACCATCATGGTCGGCAATATCCCTGATGACGAAGGCTCAAGGGAGTTTGCACCAGGGACGTTAGCTCTCGTGGTTGGATTAGCAAACCTGTCTGAGAATTATGACGGTCGCACAATCACGCCTCTTGTTCTCGTGGACGGCTTCACGGGTTGGATTTACAACGATGAGTGGGAGCAAGTTGGAGACTCTTAAACATGAGTTCAGTGTTGGAGACCTAGTCCAGCTCAGGTTCTGGAATGATGAGACCTGGGCTTGGGATATCCCTGACTATCCGCCCTACATTGTTACTGGCCTCGGAGAAATTGGAGAGAGCGTCCACCGGAATGACGATCCTGTAGGCAGAGCATTCATCACGGTGGTAGGTGGGCCGATGCATGATGTCCGGGTGATACCTTCAGCATACTTAGTGCACTATCCAAAGCAGGATGAAGCACAAGTGAGCATGTCTGAAGAGGTGAAAGCTTGAAGACCCTTGATCTCAACGTTGAAGATGTGGTACACCTGAGCGGGGACGACTATGAGACTCGTTTCCCAGCACTCAAAGAAGTTCCAATGGTCGTGCGGCTCATAGAGCGATCGACTGGAAGCTACCTTGCCTACACTTATCAGTTCCAGATGGGAAATGAGACTTCTCACGGATACTTGTTCGAGTGCCAGACAGGCGGTCTCCTGAAGATATTCGTCCAGTAGTTGTACTTCTGAGATCAGAGATTATCATTGTCTCATACTGAGACAGTGAGTGGCCTGTGGTGTCTATGGAGTTGTGATGGCTGAGTTCCGCAAGGGTGACCTCGTGATCGACCGGGTGCGCCATGGCGACACTGGCATCGTGATGTCAGTCCGTAACAACCTCACTCTCGTTTACTGGGTCGAAGGAGCCGGTCACCTCTGGACTCCGAGCGACCAGATCGCACCCCACCCCAGACCAGAGTCTGAGGTCCTCGAAGAAATGTTCGAATTTGGAGACTGAATGAGCATACTTGACGCGCTACAGGACAGGGTACTCCTGTTCGACGGCGGCATGGGAACCCAGATCCAGGGCTTCAACCTGCCGATCAAGGACTATGACGGGCTTGAGAACTGTTCAGAGATCCTGAACCTGACCCGTCCTGACGTGATACGGGAGATCCACAGCCGATATTTCGCCGCTGGATCAGACATCGTTGAGACCAACACCTTCGGCGCCAGCCCATGGGTCCTCGCGGAGTTTGGCCTCCAGGACGATACCGAAGAGATCAACTCTGAAGCGGCATACATCGCGAAAATGGCTGCGGGTAAGTTCACCACTGAAGCTCGACCCCGATATGTCGCTGGCTCGATCGGACCCGGCACTCGCCTCCCATCGCTTGGGCACATCACTTGGGACGAGATGTTTGCGGGTTACAAGCGTCAGGTCCATGGACTCATGGCGGGCGGTGTCGATCTCATCATCGTTGAGA